CCTTCGATACGGTCGGCTGCCTCGATGAGAGCGCGGGCACGGGAAAGGCAATTGGCGAGCGCCTGAGATTGGTAGGGATCGCCGTTATTGTCCGTGCAATCGGCAAGCCCGCCGTGCTTCGTGTTGGCCTCGTCATCCAGCGTCACGATGCGTCGTAGTTCGGCCAACGCCTCGCCCGCATCATCCTCAGGAACTTGGGCGGAGAGGGCTGCGATGGCGGTTTCGAGGACGCGGACGACTTGCTGGTAGTGTTCGGCCTCAGGGTCGCCGCCGACAAGCCTCGGCGAGTCTTTCAGCCAGCCCTCTAGAACGGCCAGAGCTTCGGCGCGCAGTGGATCGCTCATTTGCCCGACTCCAGCATCTTGAGAGCCTCGGCAGCGGTGCGGAAATTGCCGACCGTTGGCCAGCCTTGACCGGCGCTTTTGCCAAACGCGGGCCAGTGATCCGGCTCATCGGGGTGATGATCGACCCGGCCGAACGGCTCCAATGCCCTCGCGCATGCCAAAAGGGCGGGGAGGCTGTTGACGGCGGCGACGATCAGGGCAGCGTCTGCGTCAGGTCGTTCGCCTTCGTGCGTTTCGGCGACGCGATGCTTGACGATGCCGTCTGGCCAGATGCTCAAACAACCGGGTCTAGGGACCTCAGCACTGTAAGCCTCAATGGTGAAGCGGTCTGGCCCATCATCGATAGACCAATCAGCCCTTCCCCACGGCCCTTCCGTCGCCGCAGCCAACAGGGCCTCAAGCTGATCGAGGGCGGAGGTCATTGTTCGTAATCCAAAACGGCGGTGGCACAGCCCTCACCGTGCTTCTGCCCGCATTCCAGCGCCTCGAAGTGCTCGTCGCAGAATGGACCGCCCTCTTCGTCGCAATACCAATAGCGACCCGGGATCAGCGGCTTCTGGCAGACGACGCAATGCTCTTGATTGCTCACCCCTTCTCTCCTTCCCCATTGGCGTCGTAAGCGTCGGCCCAGCGGACGACTTCTCGCGCCACGGACCGGCTGATCCAGCGCCAATCCTCACCGCCTATTTCCGAACCGTCGCGGGCTCTGGCGATCCACCCGCCCTCAGGATCACGCTCGACGCGCTTCATTGCTCTGCCCCTTCCCCATTGGCCTGTTCACCGAGGGCGCGGGAGCAAATAAAGCGCGCATAGAACCGCTCCAGCGGTCGCCGCACTTCGACCTCGACGCAATTTGCCAAGGTGCCGACTGCCCGGGCAATGTCCTCGCCCCAGTTCATATCGTCGGGCAACGTCTTGTGATCCCACTGCTGCACAATAGCCTCCAGCCCGACCTTGAAGCACCGCGCATCGTTCCGGTTGTCGTTCCTGAACCACGCGATCACTTCGTAGCTGTGGCCGTGGATTTCATCCTGTCCCAGCACGTCGCCCGGCAAGCGATGCGCCGCGCAGAAGACCGCTCCAACTCCGGTAAGGATCATGTCTCAGCCTCGTCATGTTGAGCAGGATACCGGCCAGGACGCCCCAGAGCATCGCGTAGGTCGGCGGCCAAGGCTGGGTTTTCTTCGGATATGCTAGAGGCATATGCGGCGAGGGCCACTTTAGCATGAGGATCGCCGGCATAATCTAAGACGAAGTAACGCGCCGCGGCCCTGACGGGGCGCCCGTCGGTTCGCGTCACGCGGAATCTGTCTTCAAAGCCGCCATAGGTTTGTCGCATGTCTATTTCCCTCCAGCCTGTCGGCGTACCAGTTGCGGCCGGTCCAGCGCTCCGGGTCCGGCATGGGGCCGAAGAGAGAGCCTTGCCTGATCGGTTCGTCCATGTAGTCGTAGCGCCACCCGTTCTGCGCGAGGCTGGTCGAGTCCGCGCTGTCGATGAAACGGATAGTCGCGGGCGACCGCGACACCTCGCATCATATGGAGCGGCGGAAAACGGTTGCCGAGGAAGGTTCCAACTTCGTCCATCTTGCGGCGATAGGAGTCACAACCGACCGGCTCTTTTTTCCAGTCGCCGATCCAGCCGAGGCAGACGCGATCATATTCTTGGCAGAGCCTGCCGAGCCGACCAATCGGTCCGTCCATGTGCCAGAGCGGCGCGCCCTTGCTTCTCCCGAACGGCCATGTCTTCAGGAGCGCGTCATTGAGCTGTGACGGCGCGCCCGGCCTGTCGGGGATGACCGCCCATCTGCCGGGGTGCCAGATACGCTGATCGAGCCAAGCGTAAAGAGCGCTATGGTCTCGCGGCGAGTCGTCCCACTCCTCCCCCCGCTTCAGTGCTTTGAGCCAGAAATGGACCTCGCCATTCTCATACATGATGTGTGGACAGGCGGCTTCGGCGCGGGCCGCCTGATCGGGCCGTGCGAAACTCACACAAGCGGCGCGGCGTGGCATCACCGCATCGAAGGCGGCGTTCGGCGTCAAGGGGGTGCCGTGATAGATCGTCGCCTTCACCTCCGCTCCTCCTTCGCATCCATCATTCGAACTCCACCAAAGGTTCCTGAGCGTCGGCCACGCGCCGATCCCAGTCCGGGTCGGGCTTCGAGGGATCGACTGGTGTGATCCGATGATGGCAGGGTGGGACGCGCGTGGCAGTGCGGCCGTCGCGGTCAGGTCTGTCCTTCATGATTGGCCTCCAGAGCCGAGGGCGCGGATCGCTTTGGCTATGTCCTGACGATGGGAGACGTGATCCATGTCGAAGTTAATCTCGCACGTCTCCGCAACCGCCGCCGCGTCCTCGATCCCTTTCCTGTAGGAAGAGGGGTGGGAGGCGAGGATGGCGCGGGCGGCTTTGCGAGCTTCGGCCATGGTAAGTTGAAAGACGATGTAGCCCGGCTCCCTGGTGTCAGCAGTCTCCCGCTGAATTAGTGCCGCGATCCGCTCGACCTCACCTTCATCTACAGGCTGAGCCGCTGGATCGGGCAGCGCGCCAATGGCTTTGATGGTCGCCGCCAAGTCCCGGGCCGCCCTTTCGTGAACGGGCCAGCGGGGCTCTACTTCATGGTCGTTCAGCAGCCTGACCAAATGCGAACGGATATTGGCGAGCAACACTTCATCGGGCGTGGCATCTTTCTGCTGAGCCGCTGGGGGAGCAAAAGGCAGGCCGCAGAGATCGCAATGCGGCTCGATTTCCCCGGCCGGAACATGGGTGCTTGCATGCAGTCCAGTCTCGCCAAAGCACTGGCAGTGCCTCACCCCTTCCTGCTCGGGCTGAGCCGCTGGACCACGCTGCGCCAGATCGGGCATGAAGCCGCAGAGTATGCAGGCAGTAACTCCCTTCGGATGCGCCTCGTCGCTCGGGGCGGGCGGCAGAACGTCGAATTGATGCTGGCAGCCTTCGTTTTCAGACCCCCCCTGCCCAGGCTGAGCCGCTGGCAAATGATCGTCGATCAGTGCCTTAAAGCGGTTCGGCTCTCTGTCGTCGTCAGGACCCCAACCACACGCCGGACAAGGTTCCTGCTCGGGCTGAGCCGGTGATGGGCGGCGGAGGGCTGCGATGATGGCGCGCAGGGCTGCGTTGATCTCGACGCGGCAACCGGTCAGGCTGAACTTTCCGGCGCTCGCCTTCTCGATCCAGTCTAGGCACTCGCCGCGATCCGCCCACGGCAACATATCCGCCAGCAGTTCTCTCGCTTCACGTTCGGTAGAGGCGGTCATGGCAGAGTGACCTCGTGCTCTTGCTCGTAGGTCAGTGTCAGCAACGAAAAGTCGCCCGTCAGACTGCCTTTCTCAGCAGCGCTGGGAAGGTCTAACGCCCTCATCAACGCGAGCTTGATGTCCTCTTCGCCTAGTTCAATCCGAACGCTGATTGTTTTCTGCGCCATGGTTACTTCCCTTCCCCCTCGTTCGAGATGGCTTGGCGGGCGCGGCGGAACTTCCTCTTGCCAACGCTGGCGACAGCTTCCAGCGCGGACACCGGCTCTCCGGCTATCGCTGCAATTTCGGCGTTGCGCTCCAGGTTGATGCCCAGTTCGACCTCAAGCTCGCGTATCCGCGCATCCTTCCGCGCGACTTGGGCTGTGAGATGTTCGATGCGGGCTTTGGCTTCGTGACTTAGTGTATCGGGCCGCGCGCCAACGGCTGGCCCACTCTCGCGAAGCTCCTCGAAGCCCATATGCGGGTACGGCAACGGATAAAATCTGTGAAAATATCGGCGCCCCAACCGCTCCACCAAATCGCCCGACACCTGCACCTCAGGCTGGGGCGGGGTGGATGCGAGGGATCGAATGCGCCTCGCCGCTTCCTGCGCCCCGAACTCGAATTTCTCGTGATTGGAGCGGCTCCATAGGTAGTCTTCGGGTAGCTTCGTCTCTTCCGCCACCTTCGCCGCCCGCTCCAACGTCCGCAACTCCACCGCGAGGGCGTCGATCTCGTCATTGACTTCGGGACCGCCGTATTCGCCGTCCCGCCCTGCCGAGCAATTTGCATTTCCTGCAATTTGCTCTGTGGCAGGGGAGGGGGTGGCGAGGGCAGCAGCGGGAAGCCCCTTGACCGCGTTGTAGAAGGAAACCCAGCGCGCCTGATCCTTCAACCGGCCATCCGGGTTCGTGCAGGTGCCGTAGCCGGGGAAGCCCTCGATCAGATCGACGACATTGGTCAGCAACTCGCGCGGTAGAGTCGCCAGCTCGTTGCCGTCGCAATCGATATCGCCCGCGAACCAATCTGTCCGTTCCACAGCCTCCCCCGCAGGGAGGAGTGAGGCGCGGGTGTTCCATGCCGCCGCCGCAAGCCGCTGGTCCTTGCCGCGTCCGCGATTGGCGAAAAACTCTCCGATATTCGCCCCACATTTCGAGCACTGCGCGCGCCAATGATCGCGGTGACCCTCAATCAGGTGCGCGGGAAAGCCACAGAACGGGCAAGGCTTGAGGTTATCTTGGGTCATGGGTTTGGTCGGCTCAGGCATCGGACGGCCCCTTTTCCGCTTCGATCGCCCGCCGCACCTGATCGGGGCGCAGCACGATCCGGTAGCCGTGGGCGCGCGAGTAGGCGCGGCAGAGATCCGCAAGCTTGCCGTCGATCTCGACGATCCTCGCCGTCGCCGCCTCGCGCTCGGCGAGCAGCTTCGTCAGCCTGGCCTCGTCGAGGTCGGCCACGGGGCGTGACCTTGGGGCTGGCGCGCTCATTTGGCGCCGCTCCGCAGCTTTTCGCGTTTGGCGGCGATTGCGGCATCGACCTCGACCTTCAAGCCGTCCGGCAGCGCGTCGTATTCCGCCCCGGTCTCGCGCTCCCACGTTATCAGGTCGGCGAGCAGCTCCTTGGCCTGCGCTTCCCCGATCAGGCGCCTTGCGATCGCGCGGTGGTGATCCCCGGCTTCGAGCTCGGCGAGCACGGTTTCAGGCTGGCCGGACGATTGTCGCGCCGGCCGCCGTTCATCCGCCCCGTTATGCGCCTCACCCCTGTCCCCATCGCTGCGGCCCTCCTCGGCGTTCGGGCTTTCGGCGGTGACCGTATCGGCGCCTCCGCGCTTCGTCTTGTCGACCAGCGCGCGGGCGGCCTGGGTCGCCTCCTCGACGCCGACGCGGGGAAAGGCTTCGTCCGACGACGTCTCGTTACGCTTGACCGAGCGGATGGCGACATGGAGGCTCGCGGCGGTGACCGTGGTCATGCCGGCGACCGGGCCGAAGCGGGCTTCGATTCTGGCGCGGCTGATCCCCAGCTCCTCGCCGATCTCGAGCAGTTCCGCGATCCGCACGTTCAGTGGCTTCTCGCTTTCCCCCTTCTGGAGCGTGGCGAGGCACGTCGCCTTGGCGATCTCGCGGACATGGACCGGCAGAACGCTGAAGATGCACTCGCGCACGCGGCGCGCGCCCATGTTGGCGTTGTTCTCGTAGATGTCCCGCATGTCGACGATCGGCTTGAGCCCCTGCCTGGTGTCGCGCAGGTGCGGGACGATGAACTTCATCTCGGAGCGCGTGTTCGTCTCCAGATCCCAGGCATAGGCCATCATCTCAGATTCTCTGGCGGTCCGGCCGAGTTCGGCGATGCCGTGCGTGATGTTGCCCCAGCACAGCGCCATCTCGCGGGCGAGGTGGATCGTCTCGCCGGACACGTTGCCGCCGCCGCGCGAAAACTCGAAAAAGGCGGCCTCGGCCAGTGGCAGCTGCTTGCAGGCCTCGCGAACGCGCCTGATCGCTTCCGCCTGGTCGCGCGGCCGCTGTTGGGCGACGACCAGCGCGCCCTGCACCTCGGCGATCGCTCGGCTCTGCTCGATCACCGTGGCCTGGCTGGCGGATTCGCCGCGGGCCTGGTTGTGGATCATTTCCTTGGTGACGGCTGGCTCTCTGGTCATGCGGCGGCCTTCTCTGGCGGGTTGAGGTGGAAATAGATGCGGTGGCAGGCCCGGACGTCGACGAGCGCGTCATGGGCGCCTTCAAGGCCCTCGCCGAAGAAGTGGCGGATCGCTTCCTCGAGCCGCGGCCATTTCCAGTCGCGATCGTGTCGTGGCTCGGCGTGGAGGATGCGGCAGAGGCCGGTCGAGGACTTCATCGTGCAATAGGTCGGCACGTCCGGCGCCCATTTGCGGCCGTAGACCCGGGCCGAGGCGATCCGGACGATGCGGACGTCGAAGCTTACATTGTGACCGGCGAGCAGCCCTCCGCGGCGCACCATGGCGAAGAAGCGGTCGAGCGCCTCCTTCGGCGAGCAGCCCTCCGCGGCGCACCATGGCGAAGAAGCGGTCGAGCGCCTCCTTCGGCGAGCAGCCCTCCGCGGCGCAGCGCTCCGGCGTCAGGCCATGGGCCGCGACCGCTTCTGGCTCGAAGCGGACGCCGGGGCCGGGATCGATGATCGTCGAATATTCCTCGGCGATCGTGCCGTCGTCGCCGCAGAGCAAGGCGGCGAGCTGGACGAGATGCGGCTGACGCGGATCGTCGCTCGGCTCCTTCCAGAGCGGCAGGCCGGTCGTCTCGGCGTCGAAGAAAAGGATCATCGTTCGCCCCTTCAAAGCTCGTAGGAAAGCCGGCCGCTTTCGACGCGGCGCTGGATTTCCTTCTTTTTCCACGGTGTCAGCATGAGCGGCAGGATCGGCTCGTCGCGGGACGAGTAGCCCGGCCACTCGCCCGTAGTCAGGCATTGGTCGAAGAGATCGAGCGCCCGACGGTTCAGAAGTCGCGCCTCGTGGATGTCGCCTTCGTCGAGAGCGTAGATCTCGACGAGGTGCGGCGGCTTCTTCTCGATCACGATATGGACGAACTGCCGCTTCGCCTCGCCGAAAACGAGGTCGAGGATGTCGAGGCAATGCGCCGCCCATTGGAAATAGCCCCAGCGCGTCGCGGCCTTCTCGTAATCGTCGGGCTGGGCGCTGACGACGCCCTTGACGTCGGGGATGATTTCCATCGTGTCGGGCAGGATGTCGGGCCTGGTCAGCATCCAGCGCCCTGTCTTCGGATCGCGGGCCGCTATGGTCACCTCGGGCTTGCCGGACATGATGAGCGCGCTGGCGAGCGGATGCTTGTCGCACGCCTCGGCCATGGCGAGGGCGAGATCGAATTCGGATTGCTGGAGAATGTTCAGGCCGGCGTTACAGGCCGCTTTCCAGCCCTCCATCTCGTCCGCCCATTTGATGTGATGCTTCGGCGTGAAGCCGTCGGGCACGATGTGATATTCGGCCGGAACCATGCCTTTGTAGAGCAGGACGTCGTGGAGCAGATGGCCGAGCGCGAAATGCGACTTCGGCGTCGGTTCGACGCGGTCCGGATTGTGAATCGACTTCAGCCAATAATGGGCGCAGCTCTCCTGCTCGATCGTGACGAGCCCGGAGCCGTGGATCGAATGTTCCGGGCAGAGCTCGCGGCCGTGATAATCGGCGTTGGAGATGTCGGGATAGGCGCCGGGGGCGGTTATCAGCGGGGCGGTCATGCGGGGACCTTTCGCGGACAGCCTTGCAAATAGTCGATCAGCCCCCAGCCCTTCCGGTCAAGGTCGTCGGCAACGTAGAGGAGCTGCAGGCCCCAGCCGGGCCCGCCGTCGGGGAACATCGCCGCGCCGATGCGATTCAGCGCCTCGGCTTCGTCTAGGGAGTTCATGTCAAGGAAGGCGGCCGCGAGTTCCTCGGGCGAAACCTCAACTTCAAGAGTGCGCCGAACGACGCCAGTTCGGACGGTCTCAACCACGGCCCACCCCGCATTGGTCGAGCACCGCATTGCCATCGAGAATGCAGATCGGGTCGGCATAGTGGTCCTGGACCCGCTGGGGCAGAATCTCGCCGGGGGTATGGACCCACTGCGGAGCCTTGCGCCGGATCGCGTAGATGTGGACCTTCGTCGCGCCGTCTTCGTCGGTCTCACCGATCGCCAGACAGTCCTTGTGGAAGCATCGAACCTGGCCGGCGCGGAGGGCCTCCTGCAGGTCGGCGGCATCGCCGATGTCCAAGGGATAGGTGCGGCCCTCGACGAGGCGGAAAGCGCGGTAGCTGAACGCGCTGTACCTTTCCGGCCGGGGCTGGCGAGCGACGAGGCTCGTCATGCCCCGCCAACCTTCCGCCGCACCAGCGCGATCACCTCGCCGACGGTCTCGACCGCATCGACATCGGCATCACCGAACTCGATCCCGAAGGCGTTTTCGAGGTTGACCGCGAGCCGGACCAGATCGAGCGAGTCGGCGTCGAGGCCGCCGTCGGCATGCCGTCCGCGCAGACCGGTGACGTAGGTGAACGCCTTGGTGCCGAACTGCCCGGCGATCAGGGCTTCGACCTCGGGAGCGAGGGTGTCGCGGTCAGCCATCGTCATGTCCCCGAAGACGAGAGGCGAGGGCGGAGAAGGTGGAGGGCTCCTCGAACAGCGCGTCGCCGACGCCGCGGTGAAGGCTGTTCCAATCCCTGAAGGCGGGATAATCGTAGAGGCTGCTGTCGTCGTGGATGAGGCGGACAAAGCGAGTGATCGCGCAGCCGCAGTCGGACTCGTCAAGCGAGCGCGGATCGAACGTGGCCCCCGGCTCCTGCCGCTCCACCCAATCGAGGAACTGGTCTTTTAGGGACTTCGACATCAAAGCCCCCCGAACAGCGCCGGCAGCGCGAAGATGAACGCGAAGAGGAAGAGGGCCTCGACGAGTACTGGGCCCTGGCCGGGGAGGCGCCGGGTCACAGCGCGGCCGCCAGGATCAGGGCGAGCGCGATGCCGAGCGGGAGCAGCGAGCGATCGAGATCGTCGCGGCGGCGCCAGCGTGCGCTGACGATGCCCGGCAGAGCCGCGAGCCTCCGCCGCTGTTCGGCAAGCAGGCTGTTTGCCTTGAGGGCTTTGGGCTCCGTCATTTGGGCGATGCCTTCGGCCCGGGCTGGCGCTGCTTCGCAGTGGAACCACCTTCGGCGTCTCCAGCAGAGCCGCCATCCCTATCGCGGGCGGATTGAGCGCGGTTCCCGCATTCCTCCGCCTCAAGCATCTCGAAAGTCGGGTCCCTGAAAGACCAGTAGCAGCCGTCTCCGCACGGCCTGCGCTGCCAAGTCTGGCAGTATCCGCAGCGGCGCAGAGGGCGGGTTTCCGGCAGGCCCCGGTGAGGCACCACGGCCTCTATCCAATCAGCGATGGCCTCAGCCTCTTTCGCCCGCGCGTTGGCCTTGATGCCACGGTCGCCCGAGGCCATCGAACGCAGCCATTCAACAGGCGACACACCGCCGCCAAGCTCAGGCATGGCAACGCGCGAGGGATGCGACTCTGCGAAGACGGCCCCTTGGCCGGCTGAGGCCGAAGGCTCGCAGCCCGGTCCGCTTGCGGACGCGCCCTGATCTTTGCCGGTCCCGCTCACTGTCCTTGAGCCTTGGCAAGGGCGGCGTCGGCTTGAGCGCGAAGCTCTATCCCGAGAGGATTTTTCACGAGCGACGCCGCCCCAATGTTTTGGCGAAGGGCCGCCAGCGCTTCGTAGAGATCGGGCGCGGCGGCGATCAGGCGGGCGTTGGCTTCGCGCTCTGCGATAGGATGCTCGCCGCCATGGCGCGGCACCCACGCACTAGCGATCTGGTGGCCGCCGACCGAGATGTTGCCGCTATCGGCATCAGCCTCCCAAGGCCCCTTCGTCCATCCCCGCTCAGATGTGTTGAGGGGCGTCGTCATGCCGCCGACCTCACCGGCCTGCGGGCCCGCTCGATCTCAGCCAGCTTCTCGATCGCTTCGGAGTCGCCGAGGGCGGCGAGCGCGAGCAGCAGATGGAAGGCCTCGGTCCGGTGCGCCGCAGCTTTCGCCATCAGCGGCAGCGGGCCGCGCGGCAGGTCCTGGTCGCGCTCAATCCGGGTCTCCAGCTCGTCGGCGCGCGCGACCGCGGCGTTGTGGAGCCGGGCAAGCGTCGCCCGGGCGTCGTCGGCGAGCGGGTGGGTGGAGAGGGGGCGCGTCATCGGGTCCTGACCGCCTTGCTCTCGGGGCGGGGAAGGGTGCCGAGCGTGTGGCTCGCCGGCACCTTGAAGACCAGGCCATTGCCGGGCCCGCTGCCGGGCTTCCGGTTTGCGCGCTTGAGATGGCGCGCCGCTATCTTCGCCGCGAGCCCGAGCAGGTGTTGATAATGCGACATTCGATCTCCCCGTGAAGGGGAGGTCTATACCGATGCGGTATTTTTATGGCAAGCGGAAAAATACCAGAGCGGTATCAGCCGGGATGAGCGACAGCCGACGGGCATTCGCGCTGGAGCCGGTCGAGGGCCGTTCCAGCAGTGGCCATGGAAAAGGTCAGGTCGACGAAATCGCCTTGGTAAGTCGTCAGTCTAACAACCAAACGTTGAGACTGGCGCATCCAGATAATTACATCCTCGGCGTGCTCGGTTGCCGCCATCGCGTCTCGGTAATGCCATAAGCGGTGCATTGGCGTGCTGTGGTCAAAGCGCAGAATAACCTCGCGCTGATCGAAGTTGCCCAAGAACCTCGGCCCTTTTACGACCATTAGATAATAGCCGTGACCTCGCACCGATTGACACCCTATCAGGAGTTCGCCGTCCCCCTCCTTCATCGTTAAGGTGACGAGGCCCGAATCAGTAATCGGGTCGACGCTGCGCTCCAATTCCCAAGTCGGCAACGTAGCGGCTTGCGCGATGAGGAACGCGGTGAGGTGACCAATGGCCATCGTTCATTCCGGCCGGTGAGATGCCACGACCACCGCCGCGATGCGAGTCTCAACAATCCCTTCCTCTGGCTCGGTCAAGCTGATCGAAGCGTGGGAGGGGTTAGTCGATCGGGGCACTGCCCAAAGGCGACCGCCCTCGTCTTCCGCTAGCTCCTTGACGGTCGCCTCATATAGGCCCTCGGCGTTCTTCCTCACCACGACCACGCGCTTGCCTGGAGCGATCTCTGTGTGGCCGAAGACCGACACACACTCGACGATCGTGCCGTCCGGGTAAAGTTCGTTCATGCTGTCGCCCTCGATCTTGAGGCCGAACCGCATTGATATGTCAGCGTTGACATCGGGGCGGCCCGTGAACGACGCCCACTCTTCCTCCGGATCCTCAACTGCCACCTTCCAGCGGCCGGCGGCGATCTTGCCTTTGCAGTAGAGCGTAGGTCCGAGGGGTGTTGGCATAGCAGAATCCTTTGTCAACAGGGCGCCGGGCTCCACCCCCAAAGCATCGGCGATTTGGAACAGCATCGAGATATTGAGGTTCCGCTTGCCAGATTCCCATCTCTGGACTGTTGGCTGCTCCACCTTAAGTCGCTCGGCCAGCTGTCCTTGGGTCAGGCCTTGCCGCTGACGAACTGCGGCAATGTTGTTTGCATACCCCATCGGCATATTGTGGCGGAGCGCGACCGACCACGGAACGGCCACAGCGGAATAATCGCTTGCGTTTGAAAATACCGTAGCGGTATAGACAGCGGCCATGGACGCCTACGCCACCGCGCTGAAGAACTGGCTCGCCGAGCCGGATCGGACCCAAGAGGGTCTCGCCGAGAAGGTCGGTGTGACCCAGCCGTCGATGCACCGGTACGCGACCGGCGAACGGTTTCCGGAGCGCGACGTTGCCGAAAGGATCGATGTCGAGACCGGAGGCGCGGTCGGACTGGCCATCTGGCAGCAAGTCGCGATGGCCCGGCTCGGCATCGGCGATGCGCCGGCCGAGGCGGCATAGATGACCGTCTCCACATCTTCGCCGCCGGCGCTCCTCCCTGGCCGGCGGCGGGCCCGAAGAGGCGGGGCGGGGGGTTTCTGTCCCGCCTCCGGAGGTCTCGCATGATGGAGGTTTTGCCCGCCATCGCCCTGGTGCTCGCCGCCGGCGCGCTCGTCTTCATGGCCGGCTGGTCGGCGCGCGGCCTGTATAACGCCCGGCCAGGCGACGAACTGCGGAACTGGGCCCCGGTCCTCGGCACCGCCGATAAAGCAGTGATCGATGAGTCGATCATTCGAGCCTCGTGTCGGCTCTACGTGCCTGAGCCGCACGGACCTGGTCTGCGACATCGGAGAGCCCGATGATCTTGGCCCAGATATCCCGCATCGCCTCGTGCGCGGCGTTGACGACCTCAGGGCCGCCGAAGCCGGGCGCGTGGCCGGCCAGCACGTCGGGGAATCGCTCGAGCCATATTCTGGCCCGGTGCCGGGCGTCGGCGCCATCGGTGGTAAGGGCCTCGGTGAGCAGCATCTCGATTGCCATGAGGCGGCCGCGCAGCTCGGCGTCGTCCATCGGGGGATTCCTTCGTTCGGTTGGTCACGCTCCGAACGATAGCGCGGCGGGAGGGATTTCGTCCCGAGATTTCTTCCGTCGCGCGTCGATCCTCCGTCCATGTGGTGGGGAGGGCCGATAGGCGATGGCCGATGCGCGTGTCCGCCCGCCCGTTGAGCCGCTGACGGAGCAGGACGCCCGCCATCTCTTGGCGGCCGGTCTCCTTCGCCCGTGTCACGATGCCGGCCCGACCCGCGTCGCGCTGCGCATCGGGTGCGACGAAAAGACGATCCGCAAGGCTCGCGACAAGGAGACGACGCTCCGGCTCGACTTCGCCTGGAACGCGCTGCTCGCAAGCCCGGGCGCACTCGATGCCCTCGCCGCTCATTTCGGCTTTCGTCTCGCGCCGCTGGAGGCCGAGCGCTCGCCCGACCTCTCGCTTCCCTGCATCGTGACGCGCTTCCAACTGGAGCTGTCGATCGCGCTCGAGGACGGCCGGCTGGACGCGAGCGAATTGCTGAAGATGCGGCCGGCGATCGAGGCGCTCGGCGCCGTCGTCGACGACCTGCGCGAGCGGTTGAAGGTGAGGGTCGCGTGACGGTCCAAATCGTCATCGGAGACGCGCTGGCCGGAGGCTCACATGCCTAGGGGCGTATATGCGCGTAAGCCGAGGACCGGGGCAATCATCAGGGCGGCCGTGACTTGCCGGGCGTGCGTCTGGGCATGGAAGCCATCCACCGGGATGATGGTCGAGCCGTGTCCACAGTGTGGGAAGAAGAAGGACGTTCGCCAGCGGCACGGACCGGCCAATCGCTTGGGCGGATTAAGGGCATGGCGCGCTCGGCGTTCAGGCCTCTCCACTGAAAGCAGTCGGCGGGTCCGCTCGCTGGCCTTGCGCCTCGTCGGAAAGGGAGATGTAAGGTGTGTGCGCTGCGGCTGCGATAGCCCCCAGTTCCTCGAGATCAATCATAAAGATGGCGGCGGCACCGCCGAACGCCGCGCACAGCCTGGGCACGCCTTCTATCGAGCAATCACCTCTCTGAGACGATCGACCGACGACCTTGAGCTGCTGTGTCGGCCTTGCAACGCCGTCCACTCTCTCGAGCTGGTTCATGGCCCGCTTCCGTTTCGTGTCGTGTGGGGGCCGGAATGACGGTCAACATCATCGTGGGAGATGCTCTCGAAGAACTGCGGAAGCTGCCGAGCGACTCGGTCGATATGTGCCTGACGTCGCCCCCTTACTGGGGGCTGCGCGACTATCAGGTCGAAGGACAGCTCGGGCTCGAGCCGACCTTGGGCGAGCATCTCGACGCAATGGTCGAAATCTTCGAGGAGGTCCGCCGCATCCTCAAGCCGACCGGCAGCCTCTTTCTCAACTATGGGGACTGCTACGCGACCGCGCCGAATGGTCGCTCCGCCGCCGACACCAAGGCCGAGGGCGTCGACGACCGCACCTTCCGCGACAAGCCGTTCAGCACTGTCGGGCCGGTGTTCGGAGACCATAAGCGGCGCCCGCCCCAGGGGAAGCATGCATATCGCGAACACGCGAATGGTCGGGTGGCATCGGGCGGTTTCATCAAGGCCAAAGACCTGTGCATGATACCGAACCGCCTCGCCATCGCGCTCCAGGATGCCGGCTGGTGGGTCCGCTCCGAGATCATCTGGGGCAAGACCAACCCGATGCCGGATAGCTCCGGTGCCCAGCGGCCGTCGACGGCGCATGAGAAAATCTTCTGGCTCGCCAAGTCGGAGGACGCCCCGGTCTGGCGCGCCCGCGATACCGGCGAGCTTTCGTTCGCGCCCGACCTTTCCGAGCGCTGCCCGCTGATCACGAAGCCCGACCAGCTCGGCGCCCGCTGGATCAGGATCGGGACCTATTACGATGCCAATGCGGTAATGCAGGGCCGCACCTCGGACGAGGACGCGAACGGCTTCGGCGAGCCGGGGCCGGGCAAGACGAGGGGCACCCGCAGCGTCAAGATGCCCGACGGCTGGGACACCGGCGCCGGCGGCCATGGCTCGCATCACCGACAGGGGCGGGAGAAGGGCAAGCAGCTGGCCTGCGCCGAGACGATGCCGAGCGCCGCTCGCTCGCGGCGCTCGGCAGGCTTCAATGAGCGCTGGGACGAGCAGGAGGCCAACCACGGCCAAGTCGAGGGTCGCTTCCTGCGCAACTACGAGCCCGCCGCCCTCCCGGTCTGGGAGATGGGGATCGAGCCGTTCAAGGATGCCCATTTCGCCACGTTCCCGACCGAGCTTGCCTGGCGGGCCATTCTCGCGGGTTGTCCCGTCGGGGGGACGGTGCTCGACCCCGTCGGCGGCGCCGGCACCACCGGCCTCGTCGCCGACCGGCTCCAGCGCGATGCGATCCTGATCGAACTCAACCCCGAATATGCCGCGATGGCCCGCCAGCGGATCGACAGGGACCGCGGCGCTCTGCTCGACGCGATGGAGGCGGCATGATCAGCCTCACCCCCAAGCAGGAAAAGCTGCTGCGCTTTATCGAAAGCCGCCAGCCCGTTTCGCCGAGCATGCGCGAGATGGCGGAGGCGCTCGGCTATAAGGGCTGGGAGCGCGGGCACGGCCTTTCCAGCATCTCGAGCCTTCTGGATCAGCTCGAGTATCGCGGCCGCATCCGGCGCCTTCGCAATCGTGCCCGCGCAATCGAGGTGCTTCAGCCGCTGACGCCGGTTGCCCCCCCCAGCCAGGCTGCGCGTGGTCTATGGGCCGGGCCACTTCGAGGATCTCGCCCGGCTGAGACGCGCCGAATATGCGAGCGGAGGGGCTGAGCGATGAGCAGCATCCAGGAGCAGCGCTATCTGCTGAGCCGCCATGTCGAGGGGTCGAGCCTTTCCGACGCCGCCTTCGAGGCCGGTATCTCCGAACTGGAAGCGGCGCTGATCGACAAGGCTGTGGCCCGCGGCGAGCTGGCCCTGCCGGCCCCGTCGACTGGCGGCGATCCGCCGGCGCCGGTGCTGCCGCTCAAAGCCGCCCGGAAGCATCTTTTCGGAGGAACCGGGCCTCCGCCACCGCCAGCGCCGGGTCGCCTGCTGGCCGCCATCACCCCGCCGCCCGAGACCGGCGCGCCGATCACCGAAGGAGAGACGACCATGGGACGCAAAGCCGCAGCCGCGAACGACGTCGAGGAAATCCCGCAGCCCGATTTCGAGCGCGCGATCAAGATCCTCAAGCACGACCTCAACCCGCTGACCGAGGACAGCGCCAAGATCAGGGGCGATCAGTCGGCGGCGTGGAAGACGATCGAGAGTGATTGCCACTGCAACAAGAAAGGGATGAAGTTCGTCCACAGCCTGATGCGGATGGACCCGGAAATCCGCGACGACGTGCTGCGCACCCTCTACGGCGGCATGCGCGCGGCCGGGATCGGGATCAGCCGCGATCTCGTCGACCGGATGGGCGCGGGCGAGGCGCCGACCATGCCGGTCAGCGACGACAAGGCGACGACCACCGCCGACCTGCCCGCTCTCGCCGCCGCCGAATAGAAGATGCACTTCGTCGGCCTCGATCTGTCCGTCAGGGCGACGGGCTGGGCCTCCTGGAGTCAAGGCCAGGAGCGCCCGGTCTCGGGGACGTGGGAGCTGGCCTCGGCCCTGCAATGGTCGGCGCGCGCCTATTGCCGGCTGCAGCGCAACCTCATGGACCTGCACCGGGTCGAGCCGATCACTTCGATCCTCTATGAAGACTCGCTGCCGGCCGAGCGCCTGCACGGCCAGACCAACCGCGAGACGCTGAAAGCCGCGGTCGGGCTGACCGAGCATGTCGAGAGCTTCGGCGAGGCGATCGGGGCGAAGACGCGCTACACCAACCAGTCGACCTGGCGCCGGCACGCGCTCGGCAAGATGAAGCGCGGCACCAGGACGCCCGACCTCAAGCATTATGCGATGCTGCGCTGCAGGGAGCTGGGCTTCGAGCCGCGCAACCACAACGAGGCCGAGGCGCTGCTGATCCTCGACTTCGACATCCACCTCTCCGGCATCACTCCGCCGTGGCGGATGCAGCATGTGCTGACGGAGCAGATGGCGGGAGGGTCGGGGCGTTGAAGCGGTTCTGCTCTTGTGGCCGCGCGCTGCACGCCCAGACCAAGGGGTCGAGCTGCCTTGCCTGCATTCGGATCGCGGCCGCCGTGCGACGAGCGCGGCCGTGCATCGACTGCGGAGGCCACAAGAACGTCAATGCTGCGGCGCGCTGCCGGTCCTGTTCGGACAAGAACCCGGCGACCCGCCGCCGTCGCAATCTTGCCGTGTCGGCCTCGCGACGTGCAAAGCTGCGGACCGATCCGGAGTTCGCAAAGCGCGCGCGCGAACATGGTCGCCAGCTGGGGTTGTCGGGAGCGGCTCGAGCGGCATCGCGCCGGCCCGATGTCGTGGCGCGCCGCGCGATTGCCAGGTCGCGGGCGGTTATGGGCTGGTGCCCGGCCGAGTATCGACCGCTCTATGACGAGCTGACGAAGTCGCGGCGGTTGAGAGCGGCAGACGCGCGGCGGGCAGTGGAGCAGCAAATTGCCATCGACCAGGCACGGATGGACCCATTCGAGCGCCAACTAGCGCAGGTGCGCGCTGGCCGAGCAATCGTCGCCAAGCCGGACTTGAGAGATCGCCGAGAGTTTGCGTTCAGCCTCGCCAGCGGATCTTCACTCGCGGAGGCTGGACTGTGACGCCGCTTATGAGCGATCTTCCGCCGCCGCTGACCCCGCCCGATTGCGACCTGCGCGATTTCCCGCGGATGATGATCGACGTCACCCGGCTGCGCCAGTCGGATTTCGACGCGATCATCGACGACACCGCCTGGCGCGCCGGCATGAACCTCTGGTTCTCGGCATGGCACGGCGACCCGGCCGGATCGCTGAGCAGCGACGACAGCGCGCTCGCCAAGGCCGCCGGTCTCGGCCGGGACCTGCGCACCTGGAGCAAGGTCCGGACCGACGCGCTGCGCGGCTTCACTCTCTGCTCCGATGGCCGGCTCTATCACGCCACGGTCTGCGAGTTCGCGCTCGAGGCGTGGCTGGAGAAGCTGGTGCAGCGCCTGTCCAGCGGCGCCGGCAATGCCAAGAGGTGGGGCGCCGACTTCGATCCCGCCGCCATCGAAGCCGAAATCGACGCGGCAGCGGACATGCTAGCGGCACTCAATCCGCAGTCCCGGGCGATCGCCAAGGCGAAACGTCGGCACTCCCGACGCAATCCCGACGGCAATCCCGATGGGACGCGCCCGCCTCCCGGCGGGAGTCCCGAACCCCCCATTTTGGATCGCAAGGGAAAGGGACAGGGAAAGGGAATAGAAGAAGAAGTTCCGTTGGCTAACGCCAACGGCGCGGACGAGACCGCCATCCCACCCCTGATCGACCCGGAAAAAGTCATGTTCGATCAGGGCATTGCCCTGCTCGGCGAAGGTTCGGTCCCAGAGGGGCGCGCCCGGCCGATCATCGGCAGATGGAAGCGCGACTACGGCGCCGAGGCGGTGATCGTCGCGCTCGGCAAGGCAAAGCGGGAAGGGGCGATCGATCCCGTCTCGTTCATCGAAGGCTGCTTGAAAAACGGAGGCAAGAATGGGCCAAGAAGTGGCGGTCGTTCCGCATGGGGTGCCGCGCGAGATCGCAACCGTGTGCTACCTGGGGAAGGACGCGAGCCGTTACTGGAACAGCTCCCGCGCCCTGGCTGAACTGAAGCGGGACGGACTCGATGGTGGCGTGGCTGCGGCTGCGGAGCATGTCCGACGAGCCCTTACTGCGGCCGATCCAGACGTCCTGAATGACGGACTTTCCGATCTAGGCATGATGATGGCGCCGAACCGCGGTGAGGAAGAAGCCTCGGTCTGGCTCGCTGGAATGCGGCGCCTGCTCGGCGACCTGCCCGCAGACATCCTGAGCGAGGCGATCGACCAGCACGTTCGGACCTCGAAATTCCTGCCAACGGTAGCCGAGATCAGGGCACTCGCCGATCCCGTCATGGCGGCCCGCCGCCGGCTGTTCTCGCAGCTCGATGCGATGGCGCGGCTGATCGCGTCGGGAGCCGATATCCGGCCGGCCCCGCCGAAGCTCGAGGCAGCGCCGCGAGAGCCGGATCGGCCATTGACCGCTGACGAGGCGGAGGAGACCAACCGGATTCTTGAGCGGATCGGCGCCGCGACCCGGTTCAAGCCGGATGGCGGCCGATATACCGTTGAGGTCGAAACCGGCCGGCGTCGTCGGCCCGGGCCGGCCAGAATGCCGACCGTCGCGGATTATGAAGATCTTGGCCTGTCGCTCGCTGAGGCGGAGGCAGCGGTCGCGCAGCAGCGGGCCCAGGCCCGAGCCTGATGTCCCGCCCAGCCTCCCCCCTGGCCGCCGTCATCGGCCCCTGCCGCGAGCCCGACCCGGCCGCGGCGAGGCGGGCGGCGCGCGACGCCTATCACCACCACGGCATCGTGCTCATCAACCCGGACTGGCTGCCCGGGCAGGGCGAGCGGGAGATTCTGACGGGGTTGGCCGATCAGGTACACGGGCCGAGGGGGACGGCGGCATGACTGGCAGCTCAGCGGAGCGAGAGATGCGAGACGCCGTGGCGGCTCGACTGAGGTCGCTTCTACCGGATGCTCGGATCATCCACGAGTTGGTCGTCGGCAATTGTCGGGCGGACCTCGCAGCGGTCCAGCCGGAGCGGATCACGCTCGTAGAAATCAAGTCGGCGAAGGACACGCTCGCCCGCCTGGACAGGCAAGTCGCCGAATTCTCCGTCGCGTCGCATCGCCTGATCGTCGTCGCCGCCGAGCGCTGGTTTGATCGGAAGCCCTACGACAATGGGCGGCCCCGCTTCGTCCCCTCGGAGGCGCTCAAGCACAGCGGAGCGATATGGCTTTATCCGGAGCCCGAGCCCAACACGATTGAGGCATGGTACGGCTGGCGATTTCAGTCATGGGAAGGCACGCGCGCCGAGCCGCACGCGGCCCGCCTGCTGGGCCTGCTGTGGAAATGCGAGCTGCTGGCCGAGTGCGATCGCCACCGGATCGTGGCCGGCCGCCGCACCAACATGGCGACGCTGATCCGCGACATGGCGTGGCACATGACCGGGGCGGAGATTGCTCGCGCCGTGTGTCGCCAGTTGCGGTGCAGACATTTCCCGGAAGCTGACGCGCCGGATCAATTCACGGCCGAAGAGGAGCGCGCGCTCGATGAGCAGCAAGCGGCATAATGTAGGTTGGATCATCCTGCGCACGTCGGGCGCGAAGACGCTTAAGCTTGCCGAGTCGCTGCGGGAGGAAGGTTTCGACGTCTGGACGCCGTCGCGGGTCAGTAGCCAGCGGATCCCCAGAGGAAACGGTCGGCGCAGCGTCGCTATTCCGATCATCCCCACGTTCCTTTTCGCCCGGGTCTGGCATCTGGTCGATCTGCTCGAGCTGGCCGCGATGCCCGAGCGGCCGCGCCGGGGACCAGGGGGCCGAAAGCCGGCGCATCCGGCATTCAGCGTGTTTCGCGACGGCGGGAGTGAGATGATCCCCGTTGTCGACGACGCCCAGCTCGATCCCCTGCGCGAGGCCGAGCGCCGAATCGCGAGCCACCGGATGAGGCAATATGAGCCGGGCGAAATGGTGAAGGTTCCCGACGGGATTTTCGGCGGGTTGGTCGGCGAAGTCGTCCGCAGTTCGCAGTACAAGACGAAGGTGTGCTTCGGGGGCAGGATGTCGGTCGAAGTTTCCACTTTCATTTTGAAACCGATCGGATGTATAGGGTCGTCCCAAGCCCTAAAGGGCTCGGTCGCCGATGCGGCCTAGTCGCGCAGGATGCGACAGCTGGGAGCGAGCGCGGGCAAGGCTCTGATACGCCCTCCCCAACAAGCCGTCAGGCGCGAATGCGCCGCCGGTTGTCCGAAGGATTGGTTCAAGATGGCCCGTTCGCGGCCCGACGGGCGCTGAGATATGTCGCGCCGGCCCGCCGATCCCATCGCGAGGCTCGCCAAGCTCGAGGCGGCGCGCGCCGCGATCGACGACACCGAGACGTTCAATGCCCGCGATATGGCGACCATCGCCGGGATGACTTGGCGCAACATGCGCGAGATAGTCGCCGCCGACCAGGACTTTCCGGTCGCCGTGCGCGGCTCCGAAGGCGTTCCGTTCGTGTTCAACGGCGCCGCGGTGCTCGATTACATGATTGCCAAGGCTCGCTCGGTCCAGGCCGATCGCGAGCGGCGGACGGACAGGGCGACCTTTCTGGCCGGGCTCGGCGCGCAGGCCGGTCCTTCCCCTTCCGGCAACAGCAAAGGGTCCGGTTCCGCTGCGCGCGAGCTGATGGAGGATGCGAAAGCGCTCTCGGCCCTGATCGATGTTCAGGCGAAGTTGCGGGCCGAGAAGGTGGCGCAGGGCAAGCTGATCGACCGGGCCGAGACCGAGGATTTCCTGTGGCGCTGGCTGTCCGGCCTGCAATCCAGCGTCCTCGCGATCGAGGGCCGGATCGACAAGGCCGGCAAGATCGAGCCCGACATCCGCACCGCGGTCAAGGACGAGCTCGCCGCCGCGCTGGTCGAGATGCGAACCGAGCTCGAAAAGCGGATCGAGGCGTGGAATGCACGGGCTGGATGAGGTCGAGGCCGATCTCGAGCGACTGAGCGACGGCGCGTTTCTCGCGAAGATCGACAGGGTGGCGGCGCCGGCGACGGTGCTGCTGACGCCGCCGGAAAAGATTTCGACGACGGAATGCGCGGCGCGCTACCGCTACATTCCGGACAAGGAGGGCACCGGGGCCTCGCTCTGGGACCCGAGGCTGACGCCGTACATCAACGGCATCCAGGACGCGCTCGACGATCCCGAGGTCGGGCTGGTGATCGTGCCGAAACCCGCCCGGGTGGGCGGCACGGTCGCCGGCGAGAACCACTTGTTCAAGCGGATGAAGTTCGGGCCGCTGACCGACGTGCTCTGGTATCTGCCGAGCGATTCCGAGGTGAACGCCTATGTCCGGCGCCACGTCGCGCCGCTGTTCAGCCTTCATCCCGAGCTGAAGGCGAGGATCGGTCAGGGCAAGTCGGACGACACGCTGAAGTTCAAGAAGGTCGGCGGCCGCCTCCTAGAATGGCTGCAACTGAACGACCGGACGATCACCGGCCGCGATGCTGGCTTCATCGCCGGTGACGAGATCGACGCCGCGAACTCGAAGCTGATGTCGACCTTCGTCGACCAGGTGAAGACTCGCGGCACCACCGCCGGCGCCAGCTTCAAAGGCTTCCTCTGCAGCCACATGGAGGGCGGCTGGGGTACCGGGATCGCGCGGGCCTGGACGGAGTCGAGCCGGGGCATCTGGTACATGCCGTGCCCGCATTGCGGCCTGTTCTCAAGCCCGTGCCCGACGGCGCCGAAAGGCATGCACATGGCCCTCCACTACGAGAGGCTGTCCGGCCTGAGCGACGATGACATGCTGGACCGCGTCGAGGCGACGACCGGCCTGCTCTGCCCGCATTGCTGGAAGAAGGCGGCCGAGACCGACAAGCCGGCGATGCTGCTCAAAGGGGTCTGGGTCCACGAAGGCCAGACGATCGCGTCCGACGGGACCATCAGCGGCGAGCCCCGATCGAAGCGCGTCATGGGGTTCTGGATCCACGGCACGATGTCGCCTTGGGTCAAGCTCGGCGATCTCGCGAGACGCTATGTCGCCGCGCTCGTTCTCTACGAGCGGACCAGGACGAAGAAGGCGCAGCAGCGGGTCAAGCAGGTCACGACGAAAGGCCTGGGCGAGGTCTACGAAGGCGCCGGCAGCGGCGGCCGGGCCCTGGACCCGGTCCTGCTCGCCGAGCGCGCCGGGGAAGGCGAGTTGACGCCGGAAGGCCTCGCGCCCGGCTGGTGCCTGTTCGTCACCGCAGCGGTCGACGTCGGCGGCTCGAAGTTCGACGTGCTCTGGCGAGGCTGGGACCTCGAAGGCCGCAGCCACGTCATCAAGCGCCGGACGATCCGGCAGCGCATGGTCAGGATCGGCGGCCGGCTCGAGCCCCGCGATATTCGCCCGGCCGAGCGCCAGGACGATTGGCTGGTGCTTGAGGAGGAGGTGCTTCGGCCCCCGATCCCGATCGAGGGCAATGAGGAATTCGGCCTTCCGGTCGCCGGCGTCGCGATCGACACCGGCGACGGGCACGTCACCTGGAAGGCGCGCGAGTTCGCCCGCCAGATGGCGCGCAAGGGATATCACTGGGGCCGCGGCCCGAAGCCGTGGCATCGGGTCCGGCTGATCAAGGGCGCGAAATCGGCTGCGGCGCCGGAGCTTCCGGTGAAGCCGCGCGAGGTCAATGTCGACGAGGAGGGCCGCAAGGTCTCGCCGTCGGTGCTGGAATACGACCTCGGCGTCCACAAGCTGAAGGAATTGGCGGTCGAGCGGCTCGCCGAAGCCGAGGGCGGGCCGGGACAGGTCACCTTCGCCGAGGGCCTGCCGCAGTCCTGCTTCGCCGAGCTTGCCGGCGAGGTGCTGATCGACGGCGCTTGGGAGCGGCGCGGCCCGAACGAGACGCTGGACCTGATGGCCTATGACGAGGCGGTCCGCCAGATGCTCCGGCCCGAGCGCGCCGACATCCACTGGGAGCCGGTCGAGCGCCGCCCGGTTTGGGCGCGGCCGGTCCGGATCGGGGCCGAGGAAGAGATTGAAGCGGGGGCGGGCCAGCCGGCAGCCCCGCGGCAAAGCGCGATCGACCGGCTGGCGGCATTGAACAGGAGAAGTTGAATATGTTCCCTTGGTTCATCGAGCGGTTGGCGTCCAGCTTGGCGCGCGCTCTCGGGCTACAGGTCGTGACTCGGGCGCGCGTCGGCGCGTTCGGCTTCGATCGCCTCTATGTCCAGCGACCGGGAACGCCCCGCGAGACCCGGCTCGGCTAATCCGATGGCGCAGACGATCGAGGAATTGCAGGCGGACCGGGCGGCCATTGTCGCCTCGCGCCTTAGGTTCCTCAACGGCGAATCGGTCAAGGAAGTCGGACGCGCCGGGCGCAAGCTTGTCATGAACGCCGTCAGCCTCAAGGATTTCGACGACGCGATCGCGGCGATCGACCGCGACATCGCCGCGCTCACCGCCGCTGCCGACGGGACGCGCCGGCGGCGCGCCTTCACGCTGAGCTTCGGATGAGCGATCTCGTCGCCGGCGGCGCGCCGGCTGGTACGGTAACGACGACCATTTCGGCGGTGCCGAGGGTGCGCGGCTCCAGTGCCGTCCCGACGCTGGGCGCTTTCCCCTATCACGCGGCGTCCTATGGCTCGAATGAGCTGGCCGGGTGGCATCCGCGCAGCCGCTCGCCGGACGCGGAGGTCCTGCCGAGCCGGGACAAGGTCGTCGCCCGAGCTCGCGACCTCGACCGCAACAACGGCTGGGCCAACGGTGGAATCACGCGCCGCACCGATGCGGTTATCGGCGCGAATATCCGGCTGCGGGCCAAGCCGGATTGGCGTGCGATGGGAATGTCCGACGAAGACGGCCCGATCTGGGCCGACGACTTCGGGCGTACCGTGGAATCCCTGTGGCGCTGCTGGGATCGAGACCCGAGGATGCTGTGCGACGTCGAGCGCCACCATCAGTTCGGCGGTCTCGTCCGGCTCGCCTATCAGCATTATGTGATCGACGGCGAAGCGGGGGCGCCGATCTACTTCATCCAGGATCGCGGCGGGATCATGTCGACCGCGGTCCTGGTCCTCGATCCGGATCGTCTGAGCAACCCCGACGGCAGGTCCGACGGGAAGGGCGCCGACGGTGTCGACATCCGTGGCGGCATCGAGCTCGACAGCTACGGCGCCGCGCGCGCCTACTGGGTGCGCAACGGGCACCCGAGCGACGTCGGCGCGAACTGGGACGGTTACAAATGGACGCGGATCCCCCGGGAAGGGCCGACGGGCCGGCCGCTGTTCGCCCACGCCATCAACAAGCGGCGGGCGCACCAGCATCGTTCGATGGGGCTCCTGACCTCTGTCATGGGCCGGATGAAGATGCTGGACCGCTACGACCAGACCGAGCTTCAGGCCGCGATCACCAACGCGATCTTCGGCCTCTATGTCACGAGCCCGTTCGACAGCGACTTCGTGCGCGAGGCGATGGCGCCGGTCGATGACGGCGAGTCGGGTTTCGATCTCGGCAACTACCAGTCGATGCGCGTGGCCTTCCACGAGCAGGCCGACATCCGCATGGACGGCGTCCGGCTCGCCCATCTTTTTCCGAACGAGAAGATCGAGTCGATCAGCGCCAACCGGCCGGCGACCAACTTCGCCCCGTTCGAAAGCGCGGTTTTGGGCTCGATCGCCTCAGCGCTGGGGATCAGCCGCGAGCAGCTTTCGCAGGACTGGACCGGGATCAACTATTCGAGCGCGCGCACGCTGCTCAACGAAATCTGGCGGGGCCTGCTCGCCGATCGCCATCTGTTCACCCAGGCTTTCTGTACCCCGATCTATTCGGCCTGGCTGGAGGAGGCGGTGGCGCGCGACCTGATCGAGGTGCCGGGCGGCAAGATGAATTTCTACCTGTTCCGCTCCGCGCTGTGCCAAGCCGAGTGGATCGGGCCGGGCCGGGGCTGGGTCGATCCGAAGAAGGAGGCCGAGGCCGCCGAGCTGCGGATGAGGCTGGGGCTCACCAGCCAGACCGACGAGTGCGCCGAGCAGGGCCGCGATGCCGACGAGGTGCGCTGGCAGCGCAAGCGCGATCAGGAGCAGAATGATCGCTACGGCCTGAGCGCATCGGAGCAGCCGCAACCCGCGAGCGCCAGCGCCGGCGGCGGCGAGCCCGACGATCCGGATGCGGCCGACGCCGCTGAGATGCGGGGAGAAGACGCATGACCGGCCCCAATTTCGCGCACGTCGCGTCGCGCCTGTTCAACGTTCCGCTGATGCTGCGCGAGGAAAAGGCCGAGATGCTGGTCGCGGCGCTGGCGCAGCGTCTGGGCATCGCGCGGCTGGAGCGGATGGGCGCCGATGCGATGACGGCGACGGAACTGAACGAAGCGGCGGCCTCGGCGACGGAGGGGGATCGGCCCCGAAGGCGCTATTACGAGCTGCTCGACGGTATCGCCGTGATCCCCGTGGACGGCACTCTGGTCCACAAGCTCGGCACGGTCGACGCCTGGTCCGGGCTGGTCGGCTACGACGGAATCATGACGAAGGTCCGCCAGGCCCGTGCCGACGCGAAAGAGGGCTTGGTCCGGGGGATCATCATCAATTACCACACGCCGGGCGGCGAGGTATTCGGCTGCTTCGACGCCGCTGAGGAAATCGCCGCCGGGAATCAGAAGAATTCGGGCGGCGTCCCGGTCTGGTCGATCGTAAACGACGAGGCCTGCTCGGCCGGCTATGCGCTGGCCTGCGCCGGCGACAAGGTGTTCGGCACCCAGACCAGCATATCCGGCTCGATCGGGGCCTACATCCTCTACGTCGAGATGACGAAGCTGCTGGCCGGGGAGGGCATCGAGGTCACGTTCTTTCGCGAATACGACCTGAAGGCGCGCGGCTCCGGCCTCGAGACGATGGACGAGGAGACCGCCGAGAAGTTTCAGGCGTCGGTCGCGCTCACCGTCGACATGTTCGCGCGCCTCGTCGCGGCCAATCGCCGGACCGTCACGCTGAAGGCGATTGCCGACATGCGCTCGCAATGGTTCGACGCGGCGGAGGCGCTCAATCTCGGCCTCCTCGACGGCATCATGCCGGAGATCGAGGTCTTCGCCAAATTCCAGAGGTCACTGGCCCGCCGGGCCTGACCGCTCACGACAAGGAGAAAGACCATGCGTTTCAGCCTCAAGCGGGGCAACGAACTCGCGCGCGCCGCCGCCAACATCGTTCTGGACGAAGAGCGCCCTGGTTCGGGCGCTGGCGATCCGCCCGCCGATCCTCCTGCTGATCCGCCCGCCGATCAGGCGCCTTCCGACCCGCCCGCCGACCCCGCTCCCGAAAGTGCGGCGACCGCAGCCGACATCCGTACCGCCGAGCGCAAGCGCGTGACCGACGTCTTCGCCTCCGACGAGGCCAAGGGCAAGGAGCGGCTCGCCGCCCGCCTGCTCGCCAATCCGAAGCTCGAGGCGGTCGACATCGTAGCGATGCTGCCCGACCTCGGCGCCGAGGCCAGCGACGGCATGCTCGCCAATCTCGCGAACCAGCCGAATCCGAAGCTCGGCGCGGGCGCGGAGTCCGGCGGCGAGAACGCGCAGGTCGCCGCGAGGCAGAGCTGGGACCGCACCTTCGAGCGGCTCGGCTGGGCCGGCGCCGACAAGAAGTGAAATCGGCCTGAGCGGCCGCAGACTAGGAGACCACGACAATGACCGTCATCACCCAGACCACGCTGCGCGACGGCTGCTATCTCGGCGAGGCCGCGGCGCTGAATATGATCAACGAGGAAATCGTCGTGCTTTCGGGCAGCGGCGTCGTCGTCCCCGGGACTATCCTCGGCCAGGTCACCGAAGGCGGCACCCAGACCGTCGCCGCCGCAGTCGCAGCCGCCGGAAACACCGGCAACGGCACGGTCGGCTCCCTGACCGGGGACGCCGGTACGACCGCCGGCACCTGGACCATTCTCTTCATCGAGCCCGGTACCGACGCGGGCCGCTTCGAAGTCCAGCGCCCGGACGGCACCACCGAGGGCACTGGCACCGTCGCGGTCGCCTATAACGGCGCTCTCAATTTCACCATCGCCGACGGATCGACCGATTTCGTCGCTGGCGATCGGTTCACCATCGCGGTGAGCCATGCCAGCTCGACGAAATATGCGCCGCACGACCCGGCCGGCGTCGACGGGCGCGAGACGGCCGCCGCGATCCTCTACAACCGGGTCGATGCGACCAGCGGCGACGTGAAGTGCGTCGCCACCGTCCGCGGCCCGGCGACCATCTTCGAGCCCTACGTCACCTACAAGTCCGGCATTTCGGCGGGCAACAAGGCCGCCGCCAAAGCCGCGCTCAAGGCGAAGGGCATGGCCTTCCTCCCGCAGCACGCCTGACCGGCCCTGCCCAGCTCACCAGGAGACACTCCGATGATCACCCTCGACATCTTCAACAACGACGCCTTCAGCGTCACGACCATGCTCCCGCAGGTCAACAAAATGCCATATCTGCCGGGGTTCCTCGGTTCGCTGGGGCTGTTCGATCCGCAACCGGTAGCGACCGATACGATCGGCGTCGGCCTGCTGCAGGGCCGCCTCGCGCTGATCCAGACCACCCTGCGCGGCGCGCCGATCGAGGTAGCCGAGCCCGAGGCGAAGAATGTCCGCCCGTTCATTCTCCCGCGCCTGGCGAAGGGCGACAAGATCAGGGCCAGCGAGCTCGCGGGCGTCATCGCGAGCGCCGGCCAGAGCGACATCGAGACGGTTCAGACCGTATTGGCGCGCCGCCAGCAGCGGTTGGTCCAGGATGTCGAGTACACCTTCGAGCACATGCGGCTCGGCGCGATCCAGGGCAAGATTGTGGACGCCGACGGCTCGACCATCCTCACCAATTACTGGACGGAGTGGGGCATCGCCGAACCCTCGGCGATCAATCTGAACCTCGACGCCACGTTCGACGAGAACAACCCTGGCGCCATCGCGACCGCGATCCGATCGCAGGTCGCCCGGCCGCTTCTTCGTGCTGCCGGCGCGGGTCCGACCGGTCGGGCGATCGGTCTGGCCGGAGACGCCTTCTGGGACGGCCTGGTCGGCGCCCCGGAGGTCCGCAAGACCTACATCAACTGGCAGGCGGCGGCGGACCTGCGCAATCAGGGACCGTTCGAGACCTTCCGCTACGGCGGCGTCGACTGGATCGACTATCGGGGTTCCGACGACAATTCGACCATCGCGATCCCGACGGACGAGGCCGTCGTCTTCCCAACGGGCGTGCCGGGCATGTTCCAGCACGTCATGGGGCCGGGCGAGACCTTCGAGACGATCAACCGGATGGGCGAGCGCGTCTATCCGCTGATCGTGCGCGACAAGGATCGCGATATGTGGGTCCAGCCGGAAATTTATGCCTATCCGCTGATGCTCAACACCCGGCCCGATCTTATCCTCAAGCTCGTCCGTACCTGATCCCGGCTCAGCAGAAAGGACTTTCGACATGGCGGACACATTTAGCGCCAAGGCGCTCCGGGGCTACACGCTCCACACACCGAAGGGATTCGTCATCTTCAACGAGGGCCAAGAGACCCGGTTCATTCCCGAGGACCAGCGCGACAAGCTGGTCAAGCAGGGCGTCATTGCCGACGACGACGAGACCGCCGCCCCCAGCGGCGAGTCCGACGGTCTCGACAGCATGACCAAGGCCGAGCTCCACGCCGAGGCGAAGAAGCGCGGCATCACGGTCGAGACCGACGCCAACAAGGCGGCACTGCTCGCCGCGCTTCGCGCGGGCGGCGCCGAAGCCCCGCCCGCTGACTGACCCGCCCGATGGCCGCCGCCTTGGAGGATTTCGACGCGTTGCTCGAGACGACGACTCGAACAGTCTTGGGCGAAACGATCGCCTACAAGCCCTTCGGCGGCGATCCGCTGACGATCAAGGCGCTGGTCGAATATGACGACCAGGAGCAGCCGCTGGCAGGATCGCGCGTCGTCGCTGGTGATTGCGCCGTCGAGGTCTCGGTCGCCGACATCCCGGTCTGGACCGGCGACGACGAGATCGTCCTGCCGCGCCGGCCCGGACAGGTTTTCCTGCCCAAGAAGGTCATGCTGGACGATACCGGAACGAGCTGGCTCATCGGCCTCAAGAAGAAGCCGGCCTAATGGCTGGAGAGCCCGCGCTCGACAAGGTGCTGTCGGCGCTGAAGACGAGGCTGGAGGATGCATTGACCGGGGTTCTGGTCGAGGCGGATCGCCCCGATGACAGCCCGTTCGGCAATGCCGAAATGCCGGCGCTCAACATCCGCTATCGCGGCACCCGCAAGACCATGATGACAAATTGCGAGGTCTTGAACGAGGCCAGCTTCGATCTGGACATGATCGTCGCGGTAGAAGCAGCGGCATCGAACGCCGCGCGGCTGCGCGAGATGGAGGCCAGCATTGGCGAAGCGCTGTGGGCCGATCGAACGCTGGGCGGCCTTCTTCAGGACTATGAACTGCAATCTAGTGCCGGAGACGAGGACGTGCTGGCCGACGATGGGGTCAGGCCACTAGACTTCACGGCCAGGTACCTGACTCAAATCGGTGACGACCGAACCATTTACGGCGCCGCCGGCGCCATCGCCTGACACCCCGAACCCACCCCGCAAGGAGACTCGAAATGCCCGACCCCGCAGCTGCGGCGACCGCCCCCCTGCATCTCCCGCCCGCCTCCGTCGACTTCAACGCGCTCCACGACGCGCTCAAAGGCGGCGCATCGCACGCCGAAGCGCTCGACGCGGCCGTCATCGCGGAGACCGTCGCGCTGACCGGCGCCGAGGCCGAGGCCCGCGCCGCCGAGTCCGCCGCCGTGGCGCCGAGCCTGCACGGCAAGGGCGCCGAGGAGCTCGCCGGCATCGCCACGATCGAGCAGGTGCTCCACGCCCTCGACCGCGACGGCAAGGTCGTCCCCTTCGCCGAGGCCGGAAGCATCGCCCGCCAGCGCGAAGCGATCGAGGCGAAGCGCGCCGGCACGCCGATCCTGCCGCCGACTCCGGGCGATGCCGCCGCCGACGCCGAATAGACACCGCCCAAGGAGAATCCCGCCATGACCGACCCCACCTCGATTCAGGCGCTCGCGATCAAGGCGCAGAGCACCCCCGGCACCTTCGCCACGCCGTCAAGCTCGACCGACGTCATCGCTTGCGCCAACCTGACGGCGCGGCCGCAGGCAATCACGGCCGAGAATCCCGAATATCAGGGCTCGATCCACCAGAAGGGCCCGTTCGTGCTCGGCGCGACCTGGGATGTCGGCTTCGACCTGATGCTGCGTGGCCCCGGCGGCTCGGCCCCGCCCGCCGCCGATGCCTTCATCTTCGGCCGCGTCCTGCGGTCGCTCCTGTTCACCGAGAACATCATCTCGACGGCGATCCCCGCGGCGCCCGAGGCGCTGGGCGGCACTGGCGCCACGACCTCCATCGCCAACCTCGGAGCCTCCGCGCTCGGCGCTGGCAATGACGACATCTACATGGGCCTCGCGATCCAGCTGGCCAGCCTCGGCACGATCGGCCAGCCGGCCTCGCTCGCCATGATCGCCGATTATGTCAGCACGGGCAAGCTCGCCACCATCGCCCAGACCGCGGGCAGCGCCTATACCGGCAACTACCAGATCCCGAAGCAGTCCGCCTTTACGCTCGCTTCGACCGGCACGCCGCCGAACCTCAGCTTCAGCCGGTGGCGCGGCAACTACCGCTACGATTTCGTCGACTGGACCCCGACCCGCGGCGTGCTCACCCTTTCCACCACGGGGCGCAGCAGCGGCAACGAATTCTGCCGTCTCAGCGTCTCCGGCACCGCTGATCTTTCCGCCTATGCCGCGGACACCTGCCCAGTGGCGCCTTCGACCCTCGCCGTGCCGCCGTACAAAGGCGGCAAGCTGCACATCGGGGGCATAGCGCTGGGCGGCTCGTCGGTCAGCGTCGACATCGGCCCGCGTTCCGCCGCGCCGCCCAATCCGAACAAGACCAGCGGCTCGGACCCGAGCCAGCTCGTCGGCACGAGGCGCAGCGTCACGCTCAACCTCAACCAGACCGCGCCCAGCGTGATGGACTTCATCGCCATGGCGAACGCCCAGACCACCTACAACATCCAGGCGCTCTACGGCCTCGCCTCTGGCAATTATGTCGGCGTCGGGCTCTCCGGCGTCCGGTTCAACTTCCCGGATCCGCAGGACGGCAGCGACTTCTTCGCCGACACGATCGAGGGCTATATCGACGATCCGAGCAAATCGGTCGCGATCACCTTCCCCTATTATTGATCCACGCGAAGGGGATTTCCAATGGCCGTACCGGCCTCAACCGACGAGCTGGAGCGCTTCACTCCGGTCTCGCTCAAGAACGTGCCCGTGCCGCCCGTCTTCCTGCTCCGGCCGGCCGACGGGCGGGAGCTGCGCAAGTTCGAATATCGCCTCATGGCGGAGGGGCTTCAGTACCACAACAGCGAGGCGTTCCGCGCCGAGATGCTGAAGGGGCTGGGGCAGCTCTGGTCGCCGGAGGATTTCGAGGCGAACAAGGCGCGGCTCGAATCCTATTGGGCGCTGCTCGACCAAGGCGGCGTGCCTGACCAGAGCGATGCCGAGGCGGTCGGCGAGCTGAACGCGCGCCTGCTTCGCGCCTGGCGGCCGCTCACCGCCATGGCCGCCGACAACAAGCGGTTCAGCGATGAGTCGGGCCGGATCGCGGCGAGCATGTTCGTGGTCGGCTGGACCGGGCTCGATGTCGCTTATGCCCGCGAGGACGGCGCCGTGCCGCTGGCCCGGATCGACGAGGTCGAGGAGAGGCTCGCCGCGATGGAAGTCGAGGCCGCGGCGAACAAGGTCGAGGGCATCGGCAAGCCCGGCACGGCGTGGATGGAGCTTTCCACCGCGGCCTACATGAAGCTGATCCTGACCCGGGACGAGGAAAAAAACTTGTCCTCGCCGCCGCCATCGAAGCCCGGCCTGAATGGTTCGACGAAGAGACCGTCGAAGCGAACGGGGGCTGCCAAATCGAAGGTGTCGGCGAGTTCCGAGTCTCCGCCGGCCTGATCTGGCGCGTCGCCAGGGACAGGGCGGGCAACACGCTCCAGAATGAGGATGGCGGCGATCGTCTGATCCCGACCGGCAAGCGGACCTTCGCCGAGCTGGTCGGGGCGCAGGACCGCAATCTGGTCCGGCTCTACCGGCAATGCGCGACCGGCTTCGGCCTCGAATGGCCCGACGGCCGCGCCCTGCTCGACCAGCCGGTCAAGCTGACCCGGGCCTTCGGCGTGACCGGCGCCACCCTCGAGAAGTTCAAGAAAGGCTGATTGCGTGGGAATTCAGGTCATCTTCGGCGCGTCGGGCCAGATGCAGGCCTACGAGCGCCATGTCACCCGCATTCTGGAACAGGCCGCGTTAAGGGCCAGCGATCTGGCCGCCCGTGGTGCCCAGCAAGTGCTGCAGGCCTCGATGCGGGGGGCCGGGCTCGGAAAGCTCGGCGGTGCGATCGGCTCCGGCTCCGACCGCCGCAAAGGCCGTGGCGTCCACGCCCAAGGCCGGGGCTTTTCGGCGTCCGGCTGGGTCTACGCGCGCGGCAGATCGGAGCGAACCCAGGGCGCGCTGGAAAGCTATCTCCGCGGCGCCGAGATCACGCCGAAGAAGGGCCCCTTTCTCTGGATCGCGACTCGCGAATTGCAGCGGATCGTCGGTCGCGGCTCTGAACGCCGGCGGATGACGCCAGCCCTTTACCGCAAGCACGGGCTTGAGCGCCGGATCGGGCCGCTGATCGAGATTCCGGGCCGGCATGGCGGCGAACGGTTGCTGGTCGTCCGCAATGTCAGCGTCGACCGTTTCGGCCGGACCGGCGGGCGCCACGGGCCCAGACGGCTCCCGCGCCGGCTGGGCGGCGCGCGAGCGAAGGCCGAGCAGGTGGTTCTGTTCGTCGGCATCCTTCACACCAGCCAAACCGCCCGGGTAAACCCAGACGACATCTTTCGTGACGCAGCAGCGGCCTTGCCGCGGCTCGTCGGCGAAGAAGTCCGCGCCTTGACCCGTTAGCCTCAGGAGAGCGATTTGCCCGGCCAGTTCCCGGAGTTTCCGGCCTTCATCCGCGCGACCTACGACGCGAGCGGGGATGGATTCGCGGAGTTCGTCCGGCGCGGCCGATCGGCTGGCGAGCAGGTCCGCGACTCGCTACGGACCGCCGAGGCCGAGATCAGGCAATTCGCCAGCCGGGCCATCTCCCAGCCCATTAACCAGAGCGGCGCTTTCAATCTTGGCACGCAAGAGATGCGGGCGGCGTCGGCCGCCGCCGACGCCCGCGCCGCCGCGCTAAGAAACGCCGCCAACGCCGCCGACGCGCTGGCCGCACGCGAGGCGCATCTTTCCGGCGCCCAGCAGGCTGTCATTCAGGCAACCCGCGCCGAAGCAGCAGCAGCCGAAACGGATGCGGCTTCTCAACGGGAGCGGCTCCTCGTCTATGAGCAGCTTCAGGCCGAAATGAACCGCACGGCTGCCCGTACCGGCGCGATGATCGGCGCCAATCACGCGCTGGCGACATCGCAAGGCGTATATACCAACAGCGCCCGCGCCTCCCGCTTCGCCATGGTTCAGGTCGGCCAGCAGCTGCAGGACGTCGCGATCCAGGCCCAGATGGGCACTTCGGCGCTGACGATCCTGGTCCAGCAGGGCTCCCAGCTCGGCTTCGCGATGTCGCAGATGACCGGGCGGGCCGCCGCGTTCGGCCGGTTCATCGCGGGGCCGTGGGGCACGGCGCTTTTCCTAGGTACAGCCGCGGTCGGGTACTTGACTACCGCGATGAACCGAAGCGCCGAAGCCGCTGATCTCGCGAAGCATGCCACGGACGGACTCTCGACTGCGCAAAGCGCGCTCGGCAATCTCTTCGATCTCACCACGGGCAAGCTTCGCGACCAGAGCGGCGCGCTGCGCGAACATATCGAGCTGATGCGCCTTCAGATCCAAGTGACGGCGATCCAGCTGGAGCTGGAGGGTCGCCGACAGCAGCAAGAAGCCGCGCGCCTGTTCCGCGAGGGAATGGAGCCGGTGTCGATCGGCGAGACCATCGGGGCGCTGGGTTATCGGGGCCCGGGCGGGCCACGCGGCGCGCTGGGAGTGGTCCAGCGTCAGGCCGAGGAGCAACGCAATCTGCTCCGCAACATCCAGAGCGCGCAGCAGGCGATGGATGCGGCTACCACGGGAGCTGCGCGCACCCGGGCAGCGGCAGCGCTTCAGGCCGCGCGCGATGCGGCTATTGCTGCGGCGCGTCGACCGGGCTTTGGCACCGCCGGGGGGATCAGCCCCGAGGATTTCATTCAAGGCGTGTTGGGCGATGCCCAAGGCCGCGCGAACCAGCGAATCGCCGAACTGACAAGGCAATCCCTCGAACGAGGCCAGCTTGACCCGGCGCTTCAGAACCGCGGCCGGGATCGACGGGAGCGCCAGGACCACCGCCCGGAACAGGCCGCAGCCAGCCTCGAACAGATCCAGCGGCTGAACGAGCAATGGGACGAGCAGCCCCGGCTCGTCGATCGCGCCGTCCAGGCCGTGCGCGAGCTGGATCATATTCTGACCGAGGCGCAGCGACGCAAGCTGCCGCGGTTCGATGAGATGCGCGCCGGCGCCGAGCAGGCCCAGCGCTCGATCCGCGAAGGCCTGATCCGCCAGATCACCGAGGGTTTCAGCGAGGCGCCGAAGCTGATCCAGCGCGCCGGCCTTGCGATTGAGCAGCTCAACGCCGCGGCCGAGCATTTCCCGCAAATGGCGCCGCAGATCGAGGCGGCCGGGCAGGCGGTCCAGAACGCTCTGCTCCGGCCCTACCGCGACGTCCTCGAAAATCTGGTGCAGCAGGCCGACCAGCAGGACCTGATCGCCCAGGGCCGGAGCGCAGAGGCGCAGGCGCTCGGCGTGATCCGCCAGCTTGAGGACCAGCTGGGCGACATCGGCGAGGAGCGGCGCCGGACGATCATCGCCGGCACGGTCGCGCTCGAGGAGCAGGCTCGGCAATACGAGATCATCCGTGGCCGCCAGCAGGCCTATCTGCGGGTCTCGGAATCGGTCCGCAGCTCTCTGGTCGATATCGTCGCCGATCCCAGCGGCACCGGCGGCGCCCTGTCGAGCATCACTCAGGCGTTCAATCGCCTCGGCGCCGAGATGACGGTCGAGAATCTGTTCGGCGATATATTCCGGCGCCTCGACGACCGAGTCACCGGCCGCGACCGGGTCCGCGAGGAGAATCTCAACTATGCGTCGGCGATCTCCAATCTCCGAACCGAGATCGGCACGCTGCGTGACGCCGAGGCCCAGCACCGGCAATCGCTCGACCAAGTCATCGGTTCGCTCGGCCGGTTCGAGTCGGCGATCGACAGCGCCGCGGCGCACCTGAGCCGGGCGCCCGGTCTCGTGGCTGCGGCCGGACGGGTGCTGCCCGGCCTTCCTGTCGCTGGACCGATCACCAACACCTACAGCCAGCATCTGGCGCGCGGCAGCCACGGCCTTGACATCGCCGCCGCGCTCGGCACCCCGATCACGACCCGCGCCTCGGGCCGCGTCCTCACCGTCGGCTATGACTCCGCGAGCGGCTACAACGTCATCATCGATCATGGCGGCGGCATCGTCAGCTCCTATTCCCACCTGATCCGGCAGTCGCCTCTGAGGCAGGGCCAGGCGGTCGGCGCCGGGCAGCTGGTCGGCAATGTCGGCGAGACCGGCCATGCCACCGGCCCGCATCTCCACTACCGGGTCAAGGTCAATGGCCGGGACGTCGATCCTGCGACGTTCCGGTTTCCGGAGCAGATGGCGCAGGCCGCCGCGCAACTCACGCGCGCCCAAGCCGCCCTCGACCCGGTGCTGCGGGGCGTGGCCGCTCTCTATCCGCGCCTCGCGCAGTATCTGCCGCAAACCGTGATCCGCCGGGGAACGGCGCGCGACGGCCGGCAGCTCGAATTCTATCCGCCCTGGGAGAGCGACAACCCCTCGCCCGGCAATTTGACCGTCGAGCTGTTCAACCGCCGTCTGCGCGGACGCAATCTCAGCGACTCGATCGGCCTCGACATGCTGCACTATCTTGGGAGCAGGACCCCGCAGGGCGCGGCCGTCGATCCGACCTATCGCGCGCTGAAGGATGCGATGATCGAGGCGATCCGTACCGCGAATCGTCCCTGGGACCGCGAGGCCTATGGGCAGGAGAGGCGGGCGGGTCTGGCGGGGGCGTCCTACGATGCCTGGCTCGAAAACAACCGAGCCGACGCCTATATCCGCGGGCTGGTGTCGCCACGAATGAATCCGGAATGGCAGCGGCCCGGAACCTACACCCCCGAAATGCAGCGCATCGGCCAGCAGATCAGGCAGTACCTGCAGACCCCGGCCGACGACCTTGCGACATCGGCCGCAGGCGCGGCGACCGGTCTTCGCGACCTCAATTCGATCATCGCCGGGCTGAGCGACGTCGCGCCTGGCGCTGCGACCTCCCTTGCCACGGTCACCTCCAATGTTTCGGCGATGCACGAGACGGCCCATTCGCTGGCCGTAAACGACAACGAAATCCCCGGCGCTACGATCACCGGCCGCCGCGGCAACATCGCCGCCGCGACTGCGGACCTCGACCCGCGCCAGTTCGCCCGGCTGATGGCGACCGAGCTGGCCAAGCGCGTCTTCGGCGAGGAGTTCGGCGCTCGGATCGGCGGCGCCATGGCCGATGCGCTGGAGGGCGCCGCGGTCGGGAGCCAGTACGGCAACCTGCTCCGCGGCGCCGGCGTCCGCGTGCCCAACGGCCTGGCCGAAGGGATCGGCGCCCTGGCCAACAACCTGATCCCCGGCTTTGCCCAGGCCGCGGGCCGGGCGATGCCGTTCATCGGCGCCGGCATGGCGATCACCTCCGGGCTGAGCCACCTGTTCGGGATCAAGAACCATGCCGGCGGCCTGTTCGGGATCGGCGGCAACATCCTGATCGACGCGCTGACTCCGGCCAAGCGCGGCAGCGCGACCTATGGCGGCGGGACCAGGGGCAACAACAAGGCGTTCGTCACCGCGTCGTCGGAGGCGCTCGACTCGGTGACGGCGACGATCGAGCGCATCGCCGAAGCGTTCGGCGCCTCGGTCAATGTCGCGCTCGGCCATGCGAGCATCGGCATTCGGAACGGCAGCTACCGCTTCGATCCGACCGGCCAGGGCATCACCAAGACCAAGAAGGGCGCGATCGACTTCGGCGAGGACCGGGAGGCCGCGGTCCGCGCCGCCGTGCTCGACCTCATTCGAGACGGCGTGATCGAGGGGCTGAGGCAGGGCAGCCAGAACCTGCTGAAGGCGACGAAGGACATCGATTCCGGCCTGCAGAAGGCGCTCGACTTCGAAGGCGTCTTCACCGACCTGAAGCGCCGGCTCGATCCGGTCGGCGCCGCGCTCGACGAGACGGACAAAAGGTTCAAGCATCTCGAGGCCGTGTTCAAGGAGGCCGGGGCGAGCGCCGAGGAATATGCCCAGCTGGAGCAACTCTACCAGCTCGAGCGCACCGATGCGGTGAAGCAGGCCGGCGAGGCGATGACCTCGGCGCTGAAGTCGCTGCTCGACGACCTCACCGTCAACAACGACGCCCGCTCGCTTCGGGAGCGCCTCGCCGAGGCCCATGCCCGCTACGACCCGCTCGCGGCCCGGGTCGCCGCGGGCGACAAGTCGGTCGATTACGACGCCTTCGCCGCCGCGGCTCGGCTCGTGGAGCAGCTGACCCGCCAGATCGAGGGCTCGACCAATCCCTATTTCGAGGTGCTGGACGAGATCACGAGGCTGACCCAGGGCGCGCTATCGGATCAGGAGAATCTGATCTCGATCGCTTCCGCCCGCACCGGCGTGCTCGGCGGCGGCACTGCAGCGACGGAGCCGACGGTCTCGGCGATCGACCGGCTCGGCGGGCTGCTGGTGGAACAGCTCGGGGGCGAACTAAGCGCCGTCAACGACAATCTCGGCTCGCTGATCCGATTAGCTTCCGGCACCGGTGGAGGCAGCGTGTCGAGTTCCTTGCTCGAGCGGCTGAATTACTGATGGCCGTCATCCTGGCCCAGCTCTCGCCCCGGGACCCGGCGACCGATACGCGGCCCGTCGTCCGGGTCTCGTCGCTGCAGGACCGGCGCGTCACCGCGCTCAATTCCCAGCGCTGGTTCCCGGCGATCAGCGCGCTCCCGGTCCAGACCATCCGCCTCTTCGACGGCGACTTCTCCAGCGACGTCGAGCCCGGCTCGGCCTCGCTGACCCTGGAGCTCGACAAGATCCTCGATTCCAACGTGCGCCGCTACCTCTGGGCCGGCGCCGAGGTGATCTTCTACAAGGGCAACGCCGGCGACGCCTGGCCCTGGACCCAAAGCCTCGTCGGCAAGATGACGGGCTGGGAGGCGAAGGGCAACCAGCTCAAATTGACCGCCAGCGTCGATACGGAGCCGTTTGAGGCCGAGGTCCTGACCCTCGCTTATGCCGGCACCGGCGGCGCCGAGGGCGATGCAAACCTCAAGGCCAAGGTCAAGCCCTGGCTGTTCGGCCGCGCCCTCAACGTCGAGCCGGTGCTGATCAACGCCGTCGACAACGTCTACCAGTTCAGCGCCTATGGTCCGATCCAGGCCGTCACTACGCTGTTCGAGCGCGGCAGCGCCTTTCTGCCTTCCGTCGGCGACTATGCGAGCTATGCCGCTCTGGTCGCGGCGACGATCCCGAACGGCAAATACGGGACCTGCTTGGCCTCAGGGCTGGTGCGGCTCGGCGCCCCGGCCTATGGCGTCATCACCGGCGACGTCGACGGCCATGTCGAAAGCGGCACCTTCCTTCGCCAGACCGGCGCGATCATCTCCTGCATCGCGACCCGCGCCGCCGTATCTGCCGGGTTGCTCGACACCGCCTCGCTCGCCGCGCTCGATGCCGCGATCGCCGCGCTCTGCCCCGCCGGCGGCAACATCAACCTCTATCTGACCGAGCAGACCAGCGTCCTCGGCATCGCCCGCCGGCTGGCCCGGCCCTGCAACGCCCAGGCCGGGGTGTCCTGGATCGGCAAGCTGTTCACGGTGCGGGTCTCGATCGGGGCGTCGGCGATCACCCTGGACGGGCAGGGCAAAAGGCTGCCGCGCGTCGCCCAGAGCGTCGAGGCCGACGTCAGCCCGCCTTACTGGCGCATCGTCATGGGGGGCCAGCGGGTCTGGCGGACCCAAAGCTACGACGAGATCGCGACCAACGCCCCGATCGTCGACCGGGGCGCCTATTCCGCGACCGGGGTCTATCGCGAAGGCAATTTCGTCCAGGATCAGGGCCTGAACTGGTCCTACGTCAACACCACCGCCGGCAGCGGCAACGCCCCGCCGACGCTGCCGGCCACGTCCAACGCCTATTGGAAGGCGTGGCTCGGCGCGATCGTCAATCGCCAGATCCTCGACCGGGCCGAGAAGGTCCGCCTGATCGCCGAAGTGGCGGGGCTGGAGACGCGCTATGCCGGGGTTTCGGCGCGCGCCGCGGCGCTCGGGCTTAGCACGACCGCGGCCGCGACGGCCAAGACGAACTTCACCAATTACCTCAACGCCCTGTCGCCGGCCTGGAACGACGTCCAGCAGGACACCGCACTGGCGGCCAGCCTCTTCGGCGACTTCGCCTTTCCCACGGGCTGGGGGTTCGACCTCGTAAGCTTCACGCAAAGCGGCATCTGGTGGACCGCCACGGACAACAGCAGCGCCGCCTACCAGAAGGTGGGTCGATCGGCGACGGCGGGAACGACCGGCAACTACACGGCGGGCTTCGAGCTGAAGAAGGATTCGACCGGCGCGGCGACCCGAGCGGCCGGCAGCCTGCTCCAGACCACGCCGGGGACTGTGCCCTACGGCCTCGTCCAGGTCGACAGCCAACTCGGCACGGTGACCGACACCGATGGCAGCCCGGTCGACGCGCAGTGCGTCGCGATCGACGACGACACGTGGTTCGTGACGGTGACGCAGGCGATGACGTCCGGCACGACGATCGACTTCGGCATCTATCCCGCAATCGGCACTGGATCGACGCAGAGCGTTGCAGCCACCGGCTCGGCAGGCATCGCCAACCCGGTGCTGGCGCAGGGCGGGTTCGACGCACTCGGCCGGTCAGCTTTGAACGCGCGCCGGCGGGCCTATATCAACGAGCTCGACCTGCTCGACAAGGCGATCAGCGAGGCCGCGCCCAATGTCGAGGTGCCGGGCTCGATCCAGATCGATGCCAATTCCGGCAACACGACGACGACGACGCTGCCGCTCGCGGTGCGCTGCAAATGCTGGATCGGGAGCGTCGACCAGTCGGCCAATGCGGCCTGGTCGATCGCCGTTCCGGCGGGGATCAGCGCCACGATCAACAATACCGCCGGCCATGCCGATCGCGGCGTCGTCACGATGACGGCGGCCGACGCGCCGGGCAACATCATCGTCAACTGCACCCCGCCCGGCTATGGCGAGCAGACCAGGCAGATCCCGGTGACCCGCAATCAGGCCGGGGCGCCGAGCGGCGGCGGGGCGGGCGCCACCTTCGTCTCCGACGGGACCTTCCCGAACGTCACCAGCGGGACGCTCGCCGACATTTCGGACGTCATGACGATCCGGTCGACCGCGGGCGGGACGTTGATCTACAGCGCCAACATCCGCCATCTCCCGAGCAGCGGCAGCGCGGCCAACGTGATGGGGATCAAGGCTCGCTACCGGACCACGGCCGGGCCCGGAGCGTGGAACGATTTCGCCGCCGAGGTGACCGGCAGCGCGAACGGCGTCGACGGCGAGACCGGCCTGCCGACCAAGGGCGTCGTCGCCATTGCCGACACGACCAAGACCGGGCTGACCGCCAGCACCGATTACGACGTCGTGCTGCAGGGCCGGCGTTCGTCGGGGTCCGACACCCTCGTCATCTCGAACTCGTCGTTCGTGGTGAGGCAGACGGCATGACGAAGGATCGGTTCTTCCGGCTGGAAAGCTCTACGGCGCAGGAATTCGTCATCATCGCCGGCGGCGAGCCGGGGCCCGAGCACGGCATCGACCGGCGCAAGTGGCCCACGATCACCGAACTAAGCCAGGCGGAATTCGAGGCCCGGAAAGGCGAGCGCAAGCCCGATGCCGCCGCGGCCGAGGAGCGGCGCCGGGCGACGAGGATCCAGTTTCTCACGCTGGGGGAGATCGAGGACATGATCGACGCCAGGATCGCGGCGTGGGAGGGGGAGACCGGCCATGCCCGATAGCGGCCACCAGCTGAGCGCGTGGCTCTGGACGATCCTGGCGAGCTTCGCCGGCGCTCTGACCGCCCTGTCGTTCCGGCCGTTCAAGAACATGACCCGCGGCGAAATCATGCTCGCGCTGACCGTCGGCGCGTCGTTCGCGATCTTCGTCGGGCCGCTGGTGGCGCACTGGCTGTTCGGCGACGGCCCGGTCGACATCCGCATCCTCGGCGGCGTCTTCTATCTGATGGCCTCGGGCTCCAACATCCTGATCCCGATGGCGGTCAAGAAGCTGGGCTCGCTGCTGGGGCAGAAAACCGGGGAGGGCGAATGATGTTCTGGCCCATCCTCAACGTCGCCTGCGGCTCCATCGTCGCGGCGATTCTCACCTACCGGCTGGCGATCGAGCCGCACACCCTGACGCTGATGGAGCGGGTCGGGATGGGGATGGTTGGCGCCGGCTGCATCCTGACGATCGGCCCGATCATGTCGGTCGCGCCGACGCCCTATGAGGACTGGAGCGGGACACTTCTGCGGATCGGCTGCGCGATCTTCTTCGTCGGGCAGCTGCTTCGTCACCGGCATCTGAACGCCGCCGCCAAGCGGCAGGCCCGGCGCCACCTCAGGCGCTGAATCTAACCGAGGAGCACGACCATGCCTGATGTCGCGAGCGCGCCATGAGCGCCAACAATGCGCTGGTCTTCGAACCCATCCGCCGCTGGCTGGACGCGGACGGCTATACCCCGGCGCGGGTCTCCTTGCTCGACGTCGCGCTGGCCCGGTTCCGCGCCAAGGCTCCCGGGCCAGACCGCAACAAGCTCGTCTTCGATCAGGTGCGCGACTGGCTCGACGAGCGCGGCTTCACGGCCGAGCGCATCGCCCAGCTCGACGCGGCGCTCGCGGACTATTCCAAGACGTGGTTCGGCCAGTCTGGCGGGCAAATCGGAGCGGTGATGGCGGGGCTCGGCGGGGCGGGCCTCGCACCCCTCATTCCTGCCGCCTCGCCGATCCTGTCGTCCGGTTTCGCCGATCAGGCGGCCGAGGACCGCTTTTTCGAGGCGGTGCGGAAGTCGGGCCTCTTCCCCCGCGGCCTTGACCAGAGCCAGGTCGACGGGATCAAAGCGAAGTGCGCCGCCTACGCCATCGCCCGCTGGCCGCTCGCCTATGCCGCCTATGGCATGGAGACCTCGCACCACGAGACCGGCGCGAAGATGCAGCCGGTCCCCGAGGGAGGCCGCGGGCGCGGTCATTCCTACGGCCGGCCCGGCAAGCATCACGGCCAGATCGCCTATGGCCGCGGCGACGTGCAACTGACCTGGGACTACAATTACGAGAAGGCCGACGCCGACCTCAGGCTCGGCGGCGCGCTGATCGCCAATTACGAGCTTGCGCTGCGGCCCGACATCTCGGCCCGGATCATGGTCAGCGGCATGTCCAAGGGCTGGTTCACCGGCAAGCGGCTCGGCTCCTATCTGCCGCCGTCCGGGCCGGCCACTTACGCTCAGTTCAGGGAGTCGCGCCGGATCATCAACGGAACCGATAGGGCGGACCTGCTCGCCGGTAACGCGATGAAGTGGCAGGCGTGCTTCCAAGCCGGCGGGTGGCGGTAATGGCCGAGTTTCCGGAGCGCGTCGGCTTCTTCGGCTGGCTCGATCGCGTCGGTGAGCGCCGCATCGCGCGCGCCAAGCTGAGGCTTGAGCGCCCGCCCAACCTCCGCCTGCTCGCCAACGTCATCGGCTGCTCGCTCGTCTCCGGGTTTCTCGGCGCTCTGGCCGCGCTATTCGTCATTCCCATACCGCCCGAGAACAAGGAGCTGATCATCTACATGCTCGGCCAGCTCTCGGGCTTCGCGGGCGGGATCGTCGCCTATCACTACACCTCCAAGGCTGGCGAGGCGGAGCTGGACGCCACGCGGACCCAGAACACGGGCAAGCTCGCCGACGCGGTCACCGCCGCTCTCGCCGCCACTCCCGGCAACGGACCCGCGCCGGCGGCGACCGCCGCGGCCGAGCGCGTTGCCGGCGCGGCTGAGGCCGAAGCCAGCGCCATCGAACAGGAAGCAGGAGACTGAGATGCCCAAGCGAACCGGAGACTTCGAGATCGCGGCCCTTCGCAGCGACTTCATTCCCGTCATCACCCCCGTCACGAAGGAGCTGATCGAGGCGATCGCCGGCTCAGCCTTCGACGTGATCGACGAGGAGGGCGAGGACGAGCGCAGCATCCGCATCCGGCTCTTCTCGTCGCGGCGGGCCTATAACAAGGTGGAGGCGGTGTGATGTTGACCCTTCTCGCAATCCTCCTCGCCCAGCCCGTGAGCTGGACGCCGTTCAACGATCACCTGGTGTCGAACGCTCAGGCGCTCGATGTCTGCGCGGAACGCGATGACGTCGATGGCTGCATGGCAGACGCCCATAGGTCGATCATCTGCTCCGGCTATCTTGCCGCCAGGCGCCCCGACGTTGACCAGCGTCTGGAAGCAACCTGCATCCGCATCGTCTGCCGCTCGGAATATGCCGATGACGAGGTTGGGCAGATTCGCGCGCGGTATTGCCGCCCGGCCAACCGCGCCGCCCTTTGCCGAGCCGAACGCATCGCCGCTCGAGAAGGCCTGATCGGCGCCGCGCCGACGAACGAGGAGGCGCTGGCCGGGATCGGAGAGGACAATCCAACGCCCATGTGTCGCAAGGAGACCAGACGATGAAGAAGATGATCCTGCTCGCGCCTATCGTGGCGCTCGGCCTGTCCGGCTGCGCAACGGTGCAGCGGACCCAGACCGCCGTCACCCGCGCCGTCGACATGCTGGAGGGCGTGACGGCCACGGTCGACACCGTCCTCAACCGGCCCGGCCCGCTCGCCAACACGCAGGTCGACGAGAACCTGATCCGCAGCGCCTACACCCGCTTCGACCAGGGCCTCGACCTGATCCGCGCTCTGCAACCGCGGCGCAACTCGCCGGTCGCTCTGCGCGTCCGCCAGGGCGTCGGCATCGTCCTGCGAACCCTTCACGCCGCCTACGAGGCGCAGAAGATCGGCAACGCGCCGACCGTGCGGCAGGCGCTGGGCCAAGCCCGAACCGCGCTCGCCGACCTCACCAACGCCGTCCAGAGGAGCAACTGACATGGCCGGTTTCGACATCAAGGCTCTCGCCAACACCCTGATCGACATCGGGCAGACCGCGGCTCCGCTGCTTCTTCCCGCTGTCGCCGCCGGACCTCTGGGGGCGATCGCTAACAAGGCCATAGACGGCCTGCAGAACACGCTGCTCCATCCCGATGTGGCGAGCGATCCCGACATCGCGGCGCGCGCGACGGAAACGCTGGACCAGCTCGTCGCCCGCGTTGAGGGCAAGGCGCGCGATGTGATGAACGAGCTGGGCGATGGTTAGACCTGCTTCTCGCGTCGTCGCGGCTGAGCCATGACCGCCACCCCGGCCCGGATCGGGCTGATCACCCAGCAGTTCCGGACCGTCGAGGCCAAGGACCCGGCCGTGCAGGCTCGCTACGGCAAGGATGCGCGCGACACCGGCGCGGAACCGGTCGAGACCTTCTTCGACGACATGGCCGACGTGCAGGCCGTCTGCGACGAACGGCTCAAGCTGCTGAAGCGCGACTATCGCCGGTTCCGGCAGACCACCAACAACCTGGTCGATTTCACCGGCGCGCTCGACTTCAGCCAGAAGACGCCGGCGGCGACCGTGATCGACACCGACCGCGGCGCCAACCTCAAAAGCGCGATCGTCGAGATCAGCCTCGATTCCGGAGGCAACAAGACCACCATCGTCACCTGGGGCTCGGCCGAGAGCGCCGACGCCCTCACCATCGCCGGCGACACCGTAACCGCCGCCGCGGCCATCCCGGAGATGATCTGAAATGTCCGAACTCAGCACCGCCACCGCGGCGACTTCCGTCGCCTCCACCGACCGCCTGCCCGCCCTCGTCGGCGGCAACTTCCGCGCCGTCCCGTTCAGCCTCACGGTCTATTATGGCAGCGACACCTTTTACCACATGAACGGGTCGGGCCGGATCGACGGCAATCTCAACCTGTACGGAGGGACGAGAGCGATCGACTTCTCGGCGACGGCGGGCGGCAGCGTCGATTTCAAGATCGAATCCGTCTCAGGCTCCAGCATCGGCCAATTGTACGCCGACACGTTCAACTTTCAGCGGGCGTCGGGATCGACGACCCACTTCATCATGGGCCTCACCGGCAACACGTCGATCCGGCCGCTCACCTGCAGTAGCTGGGTCAAGCCGGCCTCCTTTACCGTCTCGACCCTGCCCAGCGCGGCGACGGCCGGTGCCGGTGCTCGCGCCTACGTCACCGACTCCAATTCGACCACGTTCAACGCGACCGTCGCCGGCGGCGGTGCCAACAAGATCGGCGTCATCTCCGACGGGGCGAACTGGAAGATCGGCTGATGGCGATCGCGCTCCCCTTCTGCGTCGTCCCGACTCCGCTCGGCACGGTGACCACCGGCAACGAGCTCGCCGAGAAGCCCGCCGCCCATCTCGGCGAGTTCAAGGCGAGCGGGCTGGCCTGGGGCTCGAGCGGCAATTCCAACCTCTGGGTGCGCGGCAATTTCGGCTCGGCCAAGCCGATCAACTTCGTCTCGGTCATGGCGGCCAATGCCCAGAGCGGGACGTCGATCCGGGTCAGGCTCGGCGACACCCAGGCCGAGGTCGACGGCACCGCGGACTATGACAGCGGCCTGCTGCCGTTCATCTCGCCGCCGATCACGCGCGACGACGGCCTCTATCACAGCCACCTTGAGCTGCCTTCTCTCCAGACCGAGCAATGGTGGCGCATCGACATCGGCTCGCACAGCGGCGACTTCGAAGCCTCGATGCTGATCATGGGCCAGAAGCTGACCCCGGCGAACTTCTACGAGCCGGGCTGGGAGCGCGGCGTCGAGGATCTCGGCGATCTCGAAATCTCGCCCTACGGCGTCGCCTCGGAGCAGCCCGGGCTCATCTTCCGCACCCTTTCGATGCGGTTCGGCTGGATGAGCGAGGCCGATTACGAGACGATGTTCCGGCCGCTGATCGAGGCGCTGGGCAAGCGCGGCGTCGCCTACTGGTGCTTCGATCCGGCCTCGTCGACCTACCGCCAGGCCAAGTCCTATCTCGGCTGGCTGCGCAACGCGCTCGTCGCGACCCACAGCCGCAACACCCCTTCGGGCGTCCGCTACCAGCAGCAGTTCGACCTGTTGAGCATGTTCTGATGGCCCGGTTCGCGATCGGCCATGTACTCGAATGGGTGGAGTGGCAGGACAGCCAGACGACCTTCACCGGCTGGACCCTGACCGAGGACATCGACCCGGACCTGCCCCGCGCCGGCTCGATCGTGAGCGTCGGCTTCCTCATCCGCGAGAATGACGAGGCGATCCTGATCGCGCCGCACTTCGGGGGAATCAACGCTCAGCAAGTCTGCGGCGCGATGACGATCCCGAAGCTGGCGATCACGAAAAGGCGGGTCTTGCGGGAGGCGTCAAAGCAGCCGGCCTAGCCCGCTTCGTCTTCCGCTTCCGCTTTTATGGGCAACAGGCTATATGCTAGGGCCGGGATGCTGTGCCGGAGTGGCTGAACGGTGATGTGCGCGGAAAGCTACAGCCTATAGGGGCGCACCCCTGGCTGGCGGATCGAAGGTTCGAATCCTTCCAGCGTCCCACCTTCCTCCGCCATGATCGTCCCGCTATGGGATCGCGATGCACGTCTTCATCGCCATTCCCTCGGACGGCCAGGTTCATGCCTGGTTCGCGCAGTCGCTCGCCGCGATGATCGCCCGGGCCATGGCCGAGGGTGTTCCCTCCGGCGCGAAGCGAATCCAGCCCCGCCTCACCCCCCGCTTCGAGATCGGCAAGCTGCCGATGGTGCGCAACCGGCTGCTCGCGCTGGCGATCGAGTCCGGCGCCGATTACACGCTCTGGCTTGACAGCGACCACATCTTCCCGGACTGGGCGCTGCTGCGCCTCCTGCTCGCCGACCGCGATGTCGTCGGCATCAACCAGCCCTCACGCTCGCGGCCGCACTTCCCGACGGCCCGCGGCGTCGATCTCAGGCGGCTCTACGGGGCCGAGGAGGACGCCAAGGCCGGGCTCGTCGAGCAGGTCTCGCAGATCGGCTTTCCGCTCGTCCTGATGCGGATGAGCATCATAGAGCGCCTCGAGCGCCAAGCCGCCGCCGAGGGCCGCGAAGGCATCTTCCCGATGTTCGACTTCACCATGACCGCCGATCCCGACGTCTCGATCGGCGAGGACACCTTCTTCTGCAAGCGCTGCGCCGAGGCCGGGATCGACATCTACCTCGACCACCAGCTTTCCTGGGCGACGTGGCACATCGCAGAGCTGCCAGTCGGGATGCGGGAGGCGCTGGGGGATCGTGCCGCGGCGGAGGCGGCGGGGAAGGTCTGAGCGCGCTGGCTTTCCATCGAATAGGGAAATGGCTTGCGCTTTGAGTATGCAAGTATATTCCCGAAATTGACCACCCGGGTCAATTCGAAGCCCTCATTCCCCCGAATGGGGGTGGCCGGGCCTTTCCATCGAAGGGGGGTATGGTCAGCGAGTCCGACGCTTCATGGCACCACCCGTGTTACGCGCCACCCCAGCTCGCGCGCGAAGGCCTTGGCGGCGGTGGTCCAGCCCCAAGCCTCCATGGCTTCCGCCTTCATCGGGTCATCCTCGGGCGACCACGGTGGCTGAGGCACGAGAGGCAGAAGATCGTAGGACGAAGCCTCGACGGTGACGAGCACGCCTATCACCCGCGCCTCCCTGATCTCCCCCTCGCCCTGCCGCGTCGAGCAACCGACCGATTCCGCGATCCAATTGCCGGCCGGCGTCTCCCACAGCCGAAGCTCCGTCCAGCGGTCCTTGCCGCCGTCCTTCCGCTGCGTCGTGTACTCGCCGATCAGCTTTCCATCGAAGTGGAGATCGGGGCCGTGCGAGCAGGCGAGGCGGATGGGGTTGAAGGCGGAGGTCAACGCTCGCCGTCCATCAGGTCGTGGATGGGGCCCAGCGGGCGCTCCGGATCATCCGCGAACCCTGCCTGGTATCGGCTTCCTCGTTGACGCAATGCCGTACCTATCGCGGCGTTCACGCCCTTGATCTCGTCAAGCAGCGTCCGGGCCTTTTTCTTCCCCATCTTCCCTTCCTTTCCCTGCCGCTCAGCGGCTTTCGTCAAGTTGCGGCCAACGCTCGATCACTTCAAGATCGTCGGCGCACAATTCGTTCTCGTCGCCAATGCTGCACCACCCTTCGCCTCGGCTGCCGTCTTCTTGCCGCCAGCCCCGAGCCTCGCCGATGCATTCGAGCTTGACCATGTCCGGCAGCATCCCGTCGCAAGCGTTGGTCGCCAGAACGCGGTGTCGGTCGGTTCCGTCGCGGCTTACGATGTCACCGACCCGAATATCTGCTGAGCCTCCGCTCATTCCATGCCATCCTTATCCGGCCGCAGCCTCACAAACCGGGCCTGCCTCAGCGCGCCGGCCTCGGTCACCTCCATAGCAGCGACCTCAGCGATTGTCCCGACCAGGCCGGCACGATCGCGCCACAACGCCATCCGCTCGGCGTCGGAGAAGCCGGCCGTGACCCGGACCCGGCGGCCGCGATAATCGAGCAACAGCGCGCCCAGCAGCCATTCGCGGCCCGTCTGCGGCACGGCGCCGACGATCGCCAGATCCAGCGTGATCGCCCTCTTGATCCGCTGCCACGCGGTCCCCGGTTTCCGCTGGCAGGTGGCCGCGGCCTGCTTCGTCACAATCCCTTCGGCGCCGGCGGCGATGAACTCGCGCGCCATCCCCTCGATTTCCATCGGATCGGGGCTGTGGAGATAGGCCCAGGGCATCGGGCGGACCGCGGCGTCGGCAATGCCCTCCAGCATCGCATCCAGCCTGGTCTTGCGGGTCTCGAGCGCGTAGCAGCATTCCTCGCCGCGCCAGACGGTCATCGGCATGGCGTCGAAGAGATGGACCGTGCCGGCGTCGCCGTTGCCGCCCCGGGCCTGAAAATGGGCCAGCGTGGCGGCGAACGAGCCTTCGACGACCCACTCCCCATCGAAGAACATCGGCACGCAAGCCTCCCGCTCCAGCCAGCGCAGCCGCGCCGCGATATGACCGGCTCCGTGGATCGGCGTTCCCTCGCGCGTGACGAGCTCGCCGGCGATCCAGAGCGCCCGGATGCCGTCCAGCTTGGGCTCGACGACCTGGGCG